TCATTGCTGGCCTGAGCGCGGACACGATGTGATCTGCTCTTTAATCCAGGCGTCAACTTCATTTGATGGCCAGCGAACGGAGCGGCCATTTTTGATAGGGCGTGGAAATTTACCATCTCGCATCCATTCATAGATGGTTGGCTTCTTGTAGCCGGTGGCTTCGCAGACTGCACTAATTGGCATTAAAATTACATCTACCATGGTTTCCTCCAGGCAAAAAGAAGCCCGGACGAACCGGGCAAAAGGGATAACGGGCTTTCGCACCCAATAGCCAGCTCATAACTGGCTATCAGTTGCGTCAGGCCGATGGGGATGGGTAGGGAAGCCACTCTTCGATTCGGACGTCATCGTGCTCAATGCCTTCGATCTGGAAAACCCACTGCCATTTTCCTGTGGGGCCGGAAACGCTTTGCCATTCAGCTCGCCAGGCAATAAGTACGCCCTCGCCATTCAGGTCGTTAACTAAAACCTGTTCATGTGTTTCTGGAAGACGCTCAGCTAATTTGATCCATGCCATGTCAGTGCTCCCTGAACTGGCCGTTGATCCGGCCTATGGTGTAGATGAACAAAACAAAAGGGACACCGAGTCCCTTTATCTTTTCGTAATGCTTAGCCAGTAACGGCCTGCTGACGGTGTCAAACTTTGGCTTGGGCTTCTGCTTCATCGCGGCCTTCAGTTCGTCGTTACAGCTTCGGGCCGTAGAGCGCAGGGCGTTCTCTTGCTCAGTGGTCATTCTCTTCATGCTGCTCGCTCCGTTGCTCCTGTACACAGCTCTGGCAAATTAGCCCGCACGAGAGCCTCAGCAAATGGTGGCGGAACGGCATTGCCGCAGCGGGCCACTTGTTTGTCTTTGGCATAACGCTGTCCTGTATAGTCGCGGTCGATGATGTACCAGTCCGGGAAACCTTGAGCGCGGTAGAGCTCGTGAGGCTGTAGCATGCGCATTCCAATATCGACGATGCGATAGACCACGCCTTCCACAGTTACCAGGCCGTCAGAATCAGCGCTGCAATACTGCTTCAGGAACGACGTCACGAGATTTGCCCGATCTTCGTCATAACCTTCAGATGCCAGGCGCGTTTGAACTTCACCAAAATGTTGGCCGCCGGCGGTAACAGTTTGCAGTGGCGTGTCAGTTGGTTGGCCGGTATTCGTCCCGCGCATCTTGATAATGCTTGAGGTAATTAGAGCGTGGTGATCGGTGGTGGTTACCGTGTGAATGGGCTCATCAATGGACATCCCACAGCCGGTATAGTTACCGCCAAAGTGCTTAACCATATTTGCAGCGACGAGTGCAAACTTGCCACCGCCTGCCGTTATTGTCCCTAGTGGGTTTTCCAGTTGCAGCACTCGAGGAGCCTGGCCAGGCCTTTCTCCATATCCCATCTGAATCAACGTTGGTACGACTAACTGAGATTTACCACCGCCGCCAGCGGTCACCGTTGCACTCGGTTCGTCAGCACGATGACCAGTACTGGCTCCGAATTGCCGGGCGATAACCGGGGCTACCACGCAACAGCGCGATTCTTTCAGGATGGTATGGGCCGGTTTATCCAGCGGTCGCGGCTTCGCCTGGTACTCGCTGCCGCCATTACCAGCCAGGAATGGAGTCAGCGCCGCTTCCACCACACCGAGAGCATGCCCATTCCCACCCGGGCGTTTTGATGCGCCGGCTGTGACAGTCGGTACCGGTTCGGTAACTGGCTGCCCCGTAGCACCTGTGCGGAATTTTGTCAGGTGCGGTACGGCTATCGCGTAGCCTGGTGATTTCGTAATGGTTTGCAGTGGATCTGTTAAGCCCTGACCACGGAAGCAGTCATACGTACCTCGCGTCGTTGTGTGATTGCACTTCACGATGAAGGGGGCGGGGCTTTCCAGTACGAAACGTTGAATGCCCCGGGCAATGCGTTTGAGCGTGTTCTCCGCGAGTGGTTTTTTGCGGTCGAAAATAGAGGGGCATACCAGCGACCAGTCGATACATTCTGCGGCGGTGCGCCATGGTTTGCGCTGACCATTCTGCACTTCAACTGACTTCGGATCGCCGTGACTCGGCACCGGCCAGGTGACGGGAGCTCCATCGCAACGCATCACCATAAACAGGCGTTTGCGGATGGTTGGCGCGCCGTAGTCGCAGGCTCTCAACTCTCGGTGGTCAATTGCGTAACCAAGCCCCTTAATCAACTGCTGCGCCTGGATGCTCCCGACTTCGATGTTTAATGATTCGCAGCACTCCAGTAGTGCCGGGTGATTGTCAGGAATTCCGCCTGAGAGCATTCCGCAGAATGCTTCAAATGTCTCGCCGATTCTGCTCGGGTCCGGGTGCAGTCCATCATTTGATGAGATTAACGGCCCCCACGTGCGGAACTCTTCGACATTCTCCAGCATCATTACCCGGGGCCGAACGGCAAGGGCCCAACGAATCACGATCCAGGCGAGACCTCGAATCTCTTTTTCAACCGGCTTTGAACCTTTTGCTTTTGAAAAATGCCTGCAATCTGGGCTAAACCAGGCCAGGCCCACCGGCTTACCAGCAGTGGCCGCCACTGGGTCAATATCAAAAACGCTCTCGCAGTAATGCAGTGTTTCCGGATGGTTAGTTGTATGCATCGCTACGGCGTTAATATCATGGTTAATGGCAATGTCCACGCTCCGGCCGGTTGCCAGCTCGATTCCGGTAGATGCGCCGCCACCGCCAGCAAAGTTATCGACGATAATTTCGTTCACGCGTTTATCTCCATTGTTCCAATTAGCGACCGCGCGGAAATGACGATCTGTGGAATGGGGGTCTTTTCTAACCACATGCGGTTGATATGAAATTTAAGCTTTCGTTGTTTGGCATCATCAAGTACCGCCGCCTGGTCAACCGACCTGAAAACGAATTCGACTTCAGCAGGCCAAACCGAGCACTCAACATCACCCACGGTTTTCAGGTTGTGCTCAGAGAAATCATTCCCAACACTTGCTGGTACTAAGCTGACGCTGGAACTGCACTCATTTCCCCAGCGGTGCCAGCCTGGCACTTCAGATCGGCTGAATAACTCGATGCGCGGCACATCTCCGTAAAGCAACTCGAGCCGGTAACGCACTTCCCATGGCTTCTCGCTGTGAGCGCCGAGAGGGCTGTAAACGACCTGCTTAATTCCGGCATTCAGGCGTTCCAGGCCGGTGCCGCAGGTGGCAATCAGCAAGTCTTCGGTATTGGCCCGGGTATGATTGCCACCGTTCATGCGCGTCTCGGCGTTCAGCAGATCGAGAAAGTCATAGAAGTCGGAGATCTCCCCTTCAGACAGGGCCTTGGTGATGCGTTGCTCTGCCAATTGGTTTAGCTTCACCCAGGTAAATCCCTTCATGGTGCGTACAGTGAAGCCCCAGGCCTCGGCCAGCTCGATGGCTTCCTGGTTATGCGTGCCGGTGTACCACATCGCCAAAACAGCGTTATCAGCAGCAAGCTCCCACACAGGGAGGCGTTTAAGGTCGATAAGTCGCATGGTGGCGTAATGATCGGCAGCTGCACCATTGCTTGCTGTGTTGCTGTATGACCAGGGCGGATCGGCGTAGATGAGCGAATATTGCCCGGTCATGCTGCACGCTCCGGATCCTTAACATCCCATCCATTACGCTCGATGTTGGCCTGCAGCCGACGTTCGCCAACTTCCTCAACGCTGCGACCGGTTAACTCTGCCACCCGGGTGTTGTTATGGCGCCAGAGCAGCGCCAGTTCATCTGGTTTCCAGTCCGTCATAGAACCGCCTCGAATTCGTTGATGTACAGGCCAGCGGCAATCAGGCGCCGCCGTCGGGCTGCCTTCTCGATATGTTCCTGGCGACGCCCCTCTGCAGCATGAAAGATTGCGCGACGGGTGCATAACCGAGTCTTTGCCGTCAGTGATGTTTGCACGATATACCGCGCCGGGGTCGACATCGTGAAGTGCCGATCGACAATCCCGGTCTCGGTTATCCAGGTGGGTGAAGCGACAATGTTGGCCACCAGGCCGCCGCCGCGGGTGAGTGTCCGGGCTACCCGGTTAAACTCGATTAGGGTGATGCCTAGCATCGCTGCCAGATCGGCACCGGTTACCCGGCCGCCGTTCTTGGTGATGAGCCAGACCGCGCGCTCTCGCATGCCCGACAGCTTTCCGGGGCGGCCTGAGTGCCGGTATTGAGGGACTCGTTTCATGCGGTGTGATCTCGATGGGTTATTTTTTCAATTTCCGCATCCAGTTCGGTGAGAAACTGAATCACCTCTGTTTCGATTTCCTTCGCCAGCACCTCATCCAAATTGATTCGCTTTTTGAAATAGGAGAGATTGGCGGGCAGGCGATCATCAAAGCTGACGAAGTCGCACCATTTGCGACCGGTACACATCATTTGCGCATGCATTTGCAGCATGTACTGCCGCTTTGGCTCGCCAGTTTTCAGCGTTTCAAGATGGGTCCATGTGTTGGGGCACTTGATTTCGATAAGCCCGTCGTCGTTAACAAGTCCGTCAGGGCTAGCTGCGAATCCGGGTATGGCGGGGTGGTCAATGAGCCCAACTTCAGTGATTTCTGCATCGAACTCATTCAACGCGTACATCTCTCTCGCCACAGGCTCAAGTTCAGTACCGCGCATCATCGCTACATTAGAAAAACCTTCTTCAAGTTTCCCGGTAAGCCTCTGGCAAATTAACTCGGCCATGTAGTTCTGCCGGCTGGCAGAATAGCCCGACTTGGTGCGGGCCATAACATCATCCAGGCGGCTGGCTGTGACCTTTCCACAGCGCGCGGCAAACCATTCTGGTGTACGTTGTTCCATTATTCAGTCTCCATCTCGACGGCATTGGCAGGTTCTGCGTTATCGACAGCAAGACTCATGTCATACATGCGACGTTTCTCAACTACGCCGATCACCTGTTTTTCTTCGGCGCTCAGCGCCACCCAAAACTCTTGATACTTAACAGTTCCAAGGCGCGCGGCAGACTCACCTTTCGCGATCAGTTCTGGCCGACGGCTGTCTGATTCATGACCCGCATGAACTTCTGCCGTTGTGCCTTCAATAACTCGTTCAGCTTCGTCCTGGTCGAAAATGCCAGCGAATCCAAAGGCGAGGCGCGCACATTGGATCAGCGTTTTATGGCGGAGCATGCGGGTAGGGTGAGACTGCCATGGCTGTGTATTGCGCTTACACTCACCCATGTATTCAGTGACGATGGTGGGGTGCTTGCGATCCTTGCGGTAAATTTTGCAGGTGCATGCGCCTTCATCTTTGTCGTAGGAGAACTCCATGCCATCAAACTGTGGGTGCTCGTTGATAATGCGAGCCCATCCGTCAACCCCGACGACAGGGACAATTCCGCCTTTATCGGGGAATGCATAAATCTCTTTTGTCCATGGGTTGAGGCCGTACTGGTTGGCAACGATCAGCAGGGCAGTAAATTGCTCATCGGTAACGTTGCCGCCTTTGAATGCTGTATTCTTCAGCGTATTCATCAGGTCTGTCCCAGCATCCATTCCGAGGCGCGCGGCCAGTTTCCCGGCCATCGTTGAGAGTGCTGTGCTCATGTGGTTTTCCTTAAATTAAAACTGGCATGGCGCCCGGCGTTGCCATTCTTCTTCGGCGCGGGCGTAGCAAATGCGTGAGATGTAGTCGTTGTAGATTTCCTGAGCCTCAGACCCAATCAGTGCGAGGCATGCGTCTTTCGAGATGAATAGGGAGCGCATGGCCAGCGGGTCAGTCGGAAACATGGCGATAAGCTCATTGGCCCGGTCGTCGATCCACTTATCTTTCTCTTCACTGAGCTGCTGCTCAACCCAGCGCCGTTCTTCGATTCGGTCGTAAGCTCGAAATGCGTTCATAGCGACTCCTGAATTTTGGCTGTGCGAATCCCGGCACCGTTCAGGCTGCCTGGTCGTTAAATGGGGGGAGGGGGTTAGTGCTTCAGGCCGTCGCCGCGTCCGTCGAGATACACCTCAACAAGCAATTCCTTGGTGTAGGTGCGTTCACAGCCGCGATGCAGATAGAGACAGCCACGGACGTTCGCTGATGCGGTCCAGGTGCTGTCGTGGTGTTTGATGAGCATTCCGGGCTGAATGGCTGCGCGGCATACTGTTTGGGTGCCGTAGTGCATGACGGTCATGATGCCTCCCGAGCGCGGAGCATTGCGTCTGCCATCAAATAAGAGACTTCAGCCACCAAATCAGCCTTCCCGCTACTAACTGGATGAGAATCAGACTCAGGGAAGCTAGCAAGCCAACCCTGCATTGCCTTTGCCGCGAAGTAGTCACGCAGCGTCATTCCTGCTTCACATTGCCAGTCTGAGTTGTAACCAACATTGCCTAATTCTGGGAAAGCTGGACCGCCAGTTTTGTTGCTCATAAATCCTCTTGGCCTTATCGCGGCGAACGAAACGTTAAACAAGACTTCTGCGCTTAATCTCTGGCGGTGGATGGCCGCCGGTCGTCATAACTAAGCCGCCTCGGTGAAGCGACTGAGGTATGAAAAAAGCCGCTGGTTAGGCGGCTCTGAGTTTGTTGACGTAATTCATGCATGCTGTAGGGCTGCATGTTCGCCATGTGGTTTTATGCTGCATCCGCTTGCTTGGCGGGTAATAAGCAACGGTCCCTTGCGGTGTGCGAAATATGAGTGTGTTTTCTCCCTCTTCGAACTCAACCCCATTACGCTGAAAGAATGCCTTCATCCCTTCATGTGCCGAATTGCGCGCTACCCTGCGCCGCTCTTTAAGTTCTGGTTTCATGTCTCGCCAAAACTCACCCATCGTATAATCGTCGTCTGCCATAAAAACCTCTGTCGTTACCCGCTAATGCGGGAGAAATGCTTTGGTGGTGAAGGCCGGACGTTACCCCGGCGATGTGTTCAAGGTCGGACGAAACCGAACTCTCTGGGCCACCTTCCTGCCCAATCGTGAAATGCGATGCGCTCACGTAGACGCTGTGCGTGTCACCGATTCCCCACGCCGCTTCACCCCAAAGCACTTCGCCACACTCTCGCAGTGGCCGCGCCGGTCACCCGGGCACCTTTGAAGCTGCTTACGCGTTAACCGGGCGCCAACCGGTAACTCAGTGATGCTTTACGCCACCTTTCCCTCACTACGCCGCCGTGGGAACCCGACCGTATTAACGCCGTCGTCACGCTGCCTGAACAGGCATCAAAGTGCGGCCTGTCCGCTTTAGTGCTTCATTGGAATCACTCCTCTAAGTTGAATCAGCGCCAACTCCCTGCCAGTGTTGCCCGTTCTCACGCCGTTATCGCTTTCGCGCGGGGATACTCTCTCACCGACCGGATCGCACCCGGTGATACAGCACGTTTACGTGTAGGGGTCTTAACAGGTTGTTGACGCTGTAAATCTGCATGTTGTTAATGAGCAGGCGACTTGCTGTCCGCCGCTGGCTAACTTCGCTCAGCTGTCGATGTTTCGTTTCGATGAGTTAAAGATAACCTTAGTTATTGGTGAAGGCAATAACCTAATTTATAATAATCATCACTTAAGTTATAATGCACTGATAACTAAAAGATTTTATTTTTGTAAAAAAAGATGGAGGGGGATTTTAGGCAATAAAAAACCCCGCATTGCGGGGCTTTCAATCAGAGAGGGGGATTAAAAATAACCGCTGTCTTTGCAGACGGATAGTGTTGATATGGTTTCGGCATTATCCCCGCCCATGCCTATAAAGCCAGCGTGAGGTTTGCCATTATTGATAAGCATGACCATGAAAGGAGTGTTTCCAGCATAGCCGCCGTATGAGTTTTTGGAGTTTACAAGGCCACAGTAGGCGCCTTTCCCGTTGCTCACAAACTTAGAGTGCTTGAATCTGGCGCTTTCTGGATCCTTCAGTTGGTCTTTCACAGCGGTCTCGACAGCATTAATCTCCTGCTTCGTAAGAGATCTATATTTCCAGGCCGTTGCTGGTTTCTCGTTATCTGAAATGGTGGGCGATGGACTAACATCAATGCAGTTAGCCCATTGCTCAGTGATTCGAGCAATTCGGTCAGAGATAGCGAACTCAGTCTTAGAAAGGCTTGCAGCGAACACTTTTGTCTTGTCATCAAGAAAAAGCATTCCGTTTTTTTGTTCACTGATTATTGGCGAAATGACCATGCCACCACTTGGACGGGTGGCTTTAAAGGATTTGCCATCAAATTCTACCGTACCCTTTCCGCCAGGAATCATTGGTGCATTAGATCCCTTGCTTATATCGGACTTAGCATAATCGCAGCTCAGGGTGCTAGAGCCGATTGCGTTAGTAGTTAAAGCCAGAAAAGATAATGCTATTAGTTGTAATTTCATCCATGCCCTCTGAATTACCAGATTGTAGATGTCCAGAACATGCGCCCAAGGATCTCTACGCTTTCAATATCTGCCTCTTCATCAGGGTACTCTTCACTGTTGAAGCTGCGTATGACGATGCGAGTGGGGCTTACACGATAAATGGATTTCAGTCTCTTCCATCCATCCTGGCTGATTGCATAGACTTTGCCATCAACGATTTTTTTATCGTTCGTGTTAATAGCGACTGTTGTTCCCTCTGGGATCATCGGCTCCATGCTGTTTCCTGATGCTGGGAAGCAAAGCACGCTATCCCTTTGGGCGCCTACTTTGCGCAGGGTAGACTTCGCGAAGCGGAGTTTGAAGCCGTTATAGTCATCTTCAATGCACGAACCATCACCACAAGCAAGCTCTATGTCTTTCAGATATGGCACTTCGACCTCGTCATCTGGCAGATCTGTTTTGCTATCCCAAGCGTCAATTCTACCCCATTCCGATTCAGGCGGGATGGCCGAGTCCTTGCGTTCTTCAGTATGCATTGCACCTATACCTGAGCTCAACCACTCAGGACGAACATTCAGTGCATGGGCCAGTTCAACCATCTTACGACTGCCAGAAGTTTTGCCGGATGTCATTTTCTGAATTGCAGGTTGAGATATGCCGACTTTATCAGCCAGCTGCCCTTGGGATATGCCTGCGGCGCTCATAGCCGCGTTAAGTCGATCTGCGAATGTTTTCATAGCGCCAATATATAACTCAGGTTATGCAGAGTAAAATAACAAAGGTTATGGACAATGGTCATAACTTGAGTTATCTTTTCATTAATCCAGTAATCGGATAGGTAAAATCCATGAACAAAGTTATTCAGCGCGCTTTAGAAATCGTTGGCAGCCAGAAGCGACTCGCAGATATTTGCGGCGTTAGCCAGCCAGCGGTTCACAAGTGGCTTAACGGTGGTTCCGTATCTCCGGAAAAAGTAACAGCCATCGTAAACGCTACTGGCGGCGAGATTAAGGCGCACGAAATTCGACCTGATCTTCCCGACCTGTTTCCGCATCCAGAGAACCATGCCGCCTGAACGGCGGCCCTAACCACGAAAGGGAAAGCAATGCATTCACTTGCGTATCAACACAATACCGGAATACACCCGGGAGCGATGATAAACCGCGCTCAAGCTAAAGCGGTGCCAGACCACGAAAAGATCCGCGATGCGGTCCGTGCATGGTCGTCGGCGCTGGACAATCAGGACGTCGTTTCGGCGCTGATCATCAACGAATACCGGGAGCAGGGCGGGACTGCTATCAGCTTTCCAGAAGACATCAGCCGCGCCCGGCAGAAGCTGTTCCGCTTTCTGGATAACCGTTTCGACTCCGATCAGTACCGCGACAACGTTCGCCAGATGGCCCCGGCAATTCTTGCCGTGCTGCCGCTGGAGTACCGAACCCGGCTGATCGGTGCCGACTGCAAACTGGTCCGCCTGGCCGAAGCTGAGAAGGAAGTCGCTGAAGCTAAGCAAGCAGTCATTCTGGACGCGCCAGAGCATCAGAAGCTGAAAGAGGTAAGCGAGGGTATAGCGTCGTTGTTCAGGCTCATGCCGGAGCATGTAGGGCCGCTGATGACGATGGTGACAACCATGCTGGGGACTATGTGATGGGTACTACCAAAAAAGCGAAAGCCCTTGAAGCGGTAACTTCAAAGGCTCTCAACACACTGTGTTACGCCAAGTAACGGAGCAAGTATGCACCTAAATGAATTCGAAAGACAACCTGGCGTTTTAGAAGAAATGCCGTTCCCTGATGAATTCAGGATGGCTGGGTGGGTTTATGTGCTCAGCAATGAATACATGCCAGGTATTTACAAGGTCGGCATGACTACAACCAGCCCTGAAATTAGAGCAAAAGAATTATCTGCGGCGACTGGTGTTCCCTACCCATTCAAGGTGGAGGCTGCATTTCACTGCGAGGATCCAGCTCGTTCAGAGCGAGAAATTCATGAGGCCTTTCAGGATGTGAGGATCAATGACTCCAGAGAGTTTTTTAAGTATGACCTGGAGACCTTGAAGTACGAGTGTGAGTACCTTTGCGAAGCGAAGGTCGGCGATAGCGTTGAGCATCTGGCGATGCGATACGACGTCATATCATTCGAAACCCTATCCAAACTAAATCTCCCCGAGCTTTTCAATGACATCGGAATAAATGTCTTTGGCGATCGGTTGGCCGTAGCAGAACGCCTGATCAGGTTGGGTGCTGAGTGCATAACGAAAAACCTCAACTCGAAAGGTATCACAGCTGTTTTCCATGACGACAAAGCTTACGCCGTTATGGATGCGGAAACTTCGTGGAGACGGCGAGAAGAAATAGCAATGCAGGACTGGGAAGAGGCACAAGCAGCCGCAGGCGTATATGGCCCTCAGCTTCCTCCAGTAGTGGAACCAATTCCTTTTTAGCGTGGACACATTATGAGCATGAATTTAATGGCAAAAGCCATGAGCATTAAGGTTGGAAATCCACTGAGGAAGTTAGTGCTCATCAAGCTGGCCGATAACGCGAACGACAAGGGCGAATGCTGGCCGTCATACCAGCATATCGCTGATCACTGTGAGTGCAGCAAGACAGCTGTCAGAAACCACATTGATGCTCTTGAAAAAATGGGGCTTTTGAAGCGGGAAAACCGCATCGGAGTGGCTAACGGGAAGGGTAATACATCCAATGTTTACTACCTGAATCTCGATGTCACCCCTATGCCACTAAAAAGCACAGGGGTGTGCAATGACGTTGCACCCCCTATGCCACCAGATGGCACACCCCCTATGCCACCAGATGGCACCAGAACCAGTCACTCTTTTGAACCAGTCAATGAACCTAACTCTCTCTCTGGGCGCGATGGTTTTGTGAGCGAAGCAGCGAAGACAAGAATGGGCCTGCCGACCGGTAGTGGAATTCCTTTCCCCACTCAGTTCAAACCTTCTGCTGAGCATATCGCTATGGCTGCCGAGAAAGGGGTCAGCATCGAAACCGAGCTGCTCAACTTCCGTGACTACCACACAGCGCGAGGCACAACCCTGATTGACTGGAATTCAGCATTCCGCGTCTGGATCCGCAACGCTCGCGTAAACCCGCTGGCATCAAAGCGAAGTCGCAGCGAGCCAGAAACCCCGCACTGGAACAGCCGAGAAGGCTGGGAGGATTTCATATGACGATGCAATTGCTGACAGCAATACAAAACCGCGACGGTGCGGCAATGGCGCGCATGGCTGGCGCCGGGCGTGAAGACCAGAGCGTTATCAACGCCGAAGCTGAGAGTCTTGTCGATGCACTGTTTCGGCAGCTCAAGCAAATATTCCCGGCTGCGTCGCAAACCAATCTAAAGACCGATGCTGACGAGAAAACTGCCAAGCGCCAGTGGATCGCCGCTTTCTCAGAAAACGGCATCCGCACCAGAGAGCAATTATCGGCAGGTGTGCGCCATGCCCGCGCCAGCGCATCGCCATTCTGGCCATCGCCTGGTCAATTCATCAAGTGGTGCAAAGACAGCAGCACAGTGCTGGGTATCAATCTGAAAGATGTTATGGGTGAGTTTCATCGTTACAGCCGAGATAAAGGGCTACATGTAGGCGGAGCGGAGCGCTTCCCATGGGCACACCCTGTCCTGTACTGGATTGTGACCGAAACGCGCAGGGCCATGTACCAGCGCCAACTTAGTGAGGCTGAAACTGAAAAATACGCCGCCAAAAAGCTTGAAGAGTGGGCTTTGAAAGTTGCCAGCGGAGAGCAAGTTCCGGCTCCGGTTATGGCTATCGAGTGCAACGCCGAGGTGATCCCGACATCGCATGAAAGCCGCAATATCGGATACCACCCTGACGGGAAATCTTTTGGCTGCATGCCTAACGCCGCTTCTCTCGGGGCATTAACTCCAGCGCAATGGCTTTGGGATGAATACCTCAAAGGTAAAAACAGAGGGCAAATTCGATGATCACCCTGAAAGAGCAGATTAAACAAATCATCCACTCCCGGCCTAAAACTCTGCGCCGGGAAATCATCAGCCAGTTACATGTGTCATCGAAAACCTTGACGCACTATCTGCATCAACTGGTTCGTGACGGTGAAGTGGTGCTGTATCGAGGACGTGGCTACTTCAAGGACGACAGCGCTTATGACATCTGGCATGCGGATAACCGACGCCGATTTGGCGCAAAGGCTGGAGCAGCGCTTCGTGCGCGGACCTGCAAGCAGTCCAGTGGCGAGAACGCCATATTCAACGAATGCCGCCAAAGTGGGGCGATGCAGCGAGTTTTGAGCGTGTACGGGAGAGCATCAGCATGACTGACTTTCAGCTTCCAATTTTTCTTTTGGTGGTAGGAGGGTTGGTTGTATTTCTTATCTCCCTCAAAAGAAAGGATGAAAAAGTAGCAGTTCTATATGGATATCCCGCATACAGAAAAACATGGCTGACAATTTATCACTACCGAGATTCCGACCGATGGATCTTTGAATGGGATGACCTGTTTGATAGCGGCAGGCCTAAATCATGGGGTGATATCAGGCAATGCCTGATGTACGAAGATGCAAGACATGGCGCTACAAGCGAAGAGTTCAAACAGGCGTGGGCAATGCTCAGAAGGCGAGGCTTACTTTGATTTGGTCATCAATTAAAAGCGATGAGGTAGGGGACAGCATGAACATGACAATCGAACAAATCACAGCTGCGTATCCGAACGTAGCGAAACTGGAATCACAGGCTGGGCGGGAATTGCTGGCGGAGGTCGTGGGGCAGATGAACGCGCTGGCGGCGGAGAATGCGGGGCTGAAGGCTGCAGCTGAATTCGCAACAGCGCCTGATATGTGGATTGAACAGGCTGACGGCATGCTGGATTACCGCTATGTCGATTGGTACGTAGACGTGCTGAAGGCCGCGATGGAAACCCCATCCACCGACGCCGCCATTGCAAATATACGGGCGCAGGGTGTGGAGATGTTTGTTTCAAAGTGCAAAGAAGAGTCGAAGCGCGCCAACTCTTCAGATGCTAGAGATTCGTGGTGGGTCTCTGGTGAAAACGCTGACGATTTCGCCGCGCAACTTCGCCAGGGAGCAGCACTATGATCCGCACACGTAACTTTGGCTGGAATCGCCTGAAGCTGGCAACTCTGACATATGAGCAGCTATCGGAACTCGAGGAAAAGGTTAAGTCCGAACACGCCTGCAGCGATGGTATCCACATGTACGACAAGGCTGGCCGCGACAAACTCGATGCGCTTAGCTGGGCTGTGTACAACAAACAGAAACAGGAGCGTGCAGCATGACTAAGACGGATAAGCAGGCGTTACGCGCACACGCTATGCGTGCAGGTGGTGGTAAGTGGCATTACGTCCGAGCATCACTGCATTCAAATGCGTATGTAACTGATGGAAGTGGCTCAACCGTTATCAACTGCACCTCTGGTGAAGTGCCCGCAAATTGTGCCGCTTTCCTTGAGCATGCCAATCCTTACGCCGCACTGGCGCTGCTGGATGAGCTGGAAGCCGCAGAGAAGCGCATCGCTGAGCAGCGAGAGTATTTTGCGGGCGTTATTGCTGACGGAAGTAAGCGCATCGCTGAACTGGAGGCCAGAACGCTAACCGTGAAGTTGCCGCGTGACTGCGAGCATGATGTTATGGCACCTATTGCAGCGTTCATGCTCAACGACGGTTATGAATTTGATGGAGAAGACTACGCATCTCTGTCGGGGCGAGTGCGTAATGAGATTGAAACCGTCTTGCGCCGGACATTACGCATCGCTGGCATAGCACTGGATACGGGAGAGTGATCATGTGGGTTCTTATTTTTTGGATGTCTTCCCCGTTTTCCATAACTCTGAGCGATGCAAAGCAACCGACTCTTCAGGTACAGTCTCAGGAATTCAATAGTGAGCGAGCGTGTAAAGACGCTTTCGCCTCCATCAAGAAAGTAAACGATGGGGATCTTACATTGCGCGGCGTATGCACGCCGAAGGACTAAGCCATGACCAAATTAAGAGAACGCCTGTCGGTGCTGATGCTGAATGATGGCGTAGCAATGTCTGATGCGTGGGGCAAGCTTTACGACGACCTGAAAGCTATCGACAGGGAAAACAACGAGCGCGTGCTTGCTGGGGATGGGATGGAGTCAAAACGCAAAGCCGCAGTAGCAACTCTTGAACATCACGGATTTACCTGGCGTGGCGGAGAGCAGTGGAAGCCACCTCTGGGCCTGCCTCCTGCGTTCGTCAGTAATGACCGCGCAGAGCTTCAGGAATACCGGAAAGCGGCAGGCGAGCCGGTGGCGTGGATGGTGATAGATTCCGGTAGTGGCGAGAAGTTTATCCGCACAGACAGGTCAAATATTGAAGGCGCTGCAATGCCACTCTACGCCAACCCACAGCCAGCCCCAGCAGTAGGGGCGGTGCCGGTAGTGCCGGATGAAATAGAGCCTGATGACGGCAATACATTTGACTATGTGGATGGCTGGAACGCCTGCCGAGCCGCCATGCTCAAGTCGCTGCACACCATCAAAGCCGCGCCAGCTCTGAGTTCTTTGTCAAAAACTGGCGAAGTGCTGCACGCCAACTATCCGGTGATTCCGGATGGTTGGGTGCTGGCGCCGGTTGAGCCGACAGAAGACATGGTAATCGCCGGATTTGAGTCTGAACCTGATGAGACATTCAGCAAACCCGAAGTATGGGAGGAATACCAGGCCATGACCGGGTGCCAGCAGGCGGCGTACCGGGCCAAGTTGTGCTGGTCGGCCATGCTCGCAGCAGCACCGCAGCAGGAGGTGAAATGATGGGTGAGTGGCTTTTAATTTTAACTCTCATCGGGCCCTCTGGAGTTGCTATTCAGAAGGCCAATTTCTCTACCGAAGCAGCTTGCTTAAAGGCCGCGAAGGCATGGAGTGACGATGTGAAAAAGATGACTCGCGACAGTTATCAAACGTGCGTAAGGACATCTGGGTCAGGCTAAAACCAAAGCAAAAATAAACGGCAAGCAATGTTTGATTTCCAATAATCAACCCGCCATAATCTTTACACCGGAGCCTGAACAACTCCGGTGACTTCTGCGCTAAACGGGGACGTTTATGCGCAAACACAAAGAGCACCGCACCAACTCATCACAGATGCAGAAATGCACCTGCGATTTTCTGTATTCAGCGTTTAACCTCTGCGGAGGTGACGCGTGAAGCAGCAATACCTCCTTCGAAATCCCAACATTCGCGCCAATGCCATCAACGCGATCAACCAGTTGCAGCTCGACGAGAAGCGCCCGGTCGTCATCGAGATAAAAGAGATGACCCGTTCAATTGACCAAAATGCCAAGCTTTGGGCCATTTTGAGCGACGTCAGCAGCCAGGTTGAATGGCATGGTCGGAAACTTTCCTCTGAATCCTGGAAACACATCTTCACCGCCGCGCTGGTCAAGCAGGATGTCGTTCCTAACCTTGCCGGGGATGGCTTTGTTGTGCTCGGGCAATCGACCAGCAAAATGACCGTTGGCCAGATGCGTGACCTCATCGAGCTGATCCACGCATTTGGCGCAGAGCGCAATGTCCGCTGGGGCGATGAATCGCGCCTGGCTATGGAATGGGCTTCTCGCTTTGGGGGTGCCCGTGGGTAATCCTCTCGCTCGAGTCTGCAACAATCACATCTTCAACGTACCCGCGCGCCGTGAGCGTAAGCCGGTACTGAAGCCATCCGGAATACCAACCCTCAAAGGCTATACATCCCGACTGGTCGATCAGAAATGGCTGCGCCTGGCGGCAAGGAGGAAGCATGCCTGATTTACGCAAAGCTGCGCGCGGCCGTGAGTGTCAGGTGCGGATCCCCGGAGTGTGCAACGGCAACCCAGAAACATCAGTTTTGGCACACATCCGCCTTGCTGGCCTATGCGGCACCGGCATCAAGCCACCTGACCTGATCGCCACCATCGCGTGCTCAAGCTGTCACGACGAAATGGACCGCCGCACACACTTTGTTAATGCGGAGTATGCAAAGGAGTGCGCTCTGGAAGGAATGGCACGTACACAGGTTATCTGGCTGAAAGAAGGGAAGGTGAAGGCATGAATACGTACAGCATCACGCTTCCATGGCCTCCGAGCAACAACCGGTATTACCGACACAATCGGGGGCGCACTCATATCAGTTCAGAGGGGTCCGCGTACCGGTTAGCAGTGGAGAAAATTATTGCGGACGGAGCGCTCGATATCCGCACCGAGTCACTACTAAAGATCCGCATTGAATGCCATATGCCAGATCGCCGTCGCCGTGACCTAGACAACCTGCAAAAGGCCGCGTTCGATGCGTTGACTAAAGCCGGGTTCTGGATGGATGACTGCCAGGTGATTGATTACCGGGTTGTGAAGATGCCGATCGTAAAAGGCGGGCGGTTAGAGCTGACAATTACCGAGCTGGAGGTCCTATGAAATGCAAAGTGCAGGGGTGTGATAGAGAGGCAACATACGTGCAGCAGTGCGTATGTCAAAAACACTACTTCAGAATGATGCGATACGGGACATACGAGCTAACAAAGTCAGGGAAAAGGAAAGAGCGCTCGCAAAACGACAGGGGCTATCAAATGCTGCACCGGCCTGATCATCCCTTGGCAATGGCAAATGGTTCCGTTTATGAGCATCGCGCGGTTATTTATGCAAAATATGGCGACAGCCTACCTGATTGTGAGTTGTGCGGGAAAAATCTTAATTGGCGCATAGCTCACATTGACCACATTGATGAGGTCGTAACAAACAATAGCGAGTCAAATTTGAGGCCGCTTTGCGGCGCGTGCAATACGAACAGGAGTAAAAAGCCTGCTCACAACAGAAAGGATGCTGTTGCTATCACGTTTCTTGGTGAGACTAAAACGGCGAATGAATGGGCTCGAGATCCAAGGATAAAAGTTAGCAACGCTACGATTGCGCGCAGGAAGAAGCTAGGCATGGCAGACTTTGATTGCTTATTCGCGCCCAAGGTCACCCATAACGGCAATCTTCCCATTAAGCCACCAACCCCTCCTAAATATACACGGAAAAATAGCATCGCTATCGAATGGGAGGGCGAAAAGAAGACACCTTCCGAATGGGCCTGCGATCCAAGAATCGCGCTAAGTGATGGGACGATCAGAAGTAGAGCGAAGGCTGGAATGTCTGCTTTTGACTGCTTATTCAAGCCGGCATCTAGGAGCGGCTTGAAAGGAAATAAAGCACTAAAGCAACAGGAGGCCGCGTGAAGCCAGAACTAATCGAATCACTCCGCCGTCGCTGGCAAAGCCTCCGCATTTATCGCCGCCCGGGCTCGGTGCTCATTGACTACCGGATCCTAAAGAACCTCACTCGCATTTACCAGAAAGCAGGAGCAGCACAATGAACACTCAATACCTGGAATTTGTACGCCAGCAGCTGATTGTTGCGACTGCCGATCTGAGTGGGGCGACGAAAGGGCAACTGGTCGCTTTCGCTGAGAACGCGCAATTCACCGCGACGGCACGCAGCCGTGGCCGCAAGAAGATTGTCGACCCGGCAACCGGCCGCATGGTGAATCCGAGCGCCCCAGCCATTCCCGGGCGGCAGTCACGCGCCAAGGGGTCATCCATCGCGTTGGTTCAGCCGGTAGAGTTTGGCACTGCCTCATGGCGGCGTGCGGTACTGTCTCTCGATGAGCATCAAAAGTCGTGGCTGCTCTGGAGCTACAGCGAGAATATTCGCTTCGAATACCAGGTCGCGATAACACAATGGGCATGGGCCGAATTCCACGCGCATTTTGGCGCGCGCAAGGTGGCCGGGAAGACTATGGAGCGGCTTCGGCAGCTCATTTGGCTGGCCGCTCAGGATGTGAAGGCTGAGCTGGCCGGACGCGATACATACGAATATCAGAAGCTGGCAGCGCTGGTTGGTGTGACACCGAAGAATTGGTCAGAGACGTTCACCGATCGCTGGGTGGAAATGAAGCGCATATTCGCGAGCCTGGATAGCGGGGCATTGATGCAAGTAACGCGATCACGTTCACAACAAAAGGCGACAAATTTAGATGCAAGTCTTGCAAAACTGGATTGAAATGCATATATTTCATGTAAATCTGATATCGTCGCCATAGCTTTGGTTGTCGACAGAAAAAGAATTTAAGCCACTGGTTAACGCCGGTGGCTTTTTTATTGGCTGATTTAGCTCAGAAGGTAGAGCGCCTGATTTGTAATCAGGGTGTCGGCAGTTCGACTCTGTCAATCAGCACCAGAACCCGCTACCCGGGACATTCGGCTCACGTATCGATAAATAATGAGCCGATTACAAGAGCCATTCGGCTCAATGCCATACCCTCATATTGCTCGCCACATGGTGAGCTTTTTTATTTGTGCCGTCGGGACCATCCCTCTGTGCTTTGTCGTTAAATCACCTGGCGGCACTTTCTCTCTACACACGGAATGCTTATGTCTGAGCCAATCACTATTGCTGGCGGGGTTACATCGGCTGCGGTCGGGGTAACTTTCGCCGCGCTGTTCCCGGAGGCAACTCCTGCAGTAATGCTCGGGTCGTTGGCCGGTACGGCGCTTTATGTGTTGACCTCAGATCCCCATCAACTCTGGAAGCAGACCATCTTTGCTGTCATCTCGTTTATTGGCGGTGTGACGTTCTCGGTGCCGATGGCGAAAATCATGGCCGGTATTATCAATACCCCTCTAAGCATGATGAAGCCGCCGACCAGCATTGAAGTATCCCCAACTGTCGGGGCGATAGTATCTGCTTCCATTTCCGTGGCAGTCCTGCTGCGTATTCTTCGTCGGTCGAAAGACGGGAAGATGCCGGGACTGGGGGAGGAAGACAAATGACATGGCAAGTTTTCATGATGGACGCAAACGCTATTGTTTGCCTCCTGATTGTCATGCGGCTGATGTTCTTCAGCAAGGCTGGCAAGCGGAGCCGCTTCGGTGTGGCGTTCATTGCTTATCTGCTGATTCTGGCTGCGGGCGGCACTGCGTTTCGAATCATCATGGGACAGTACGTCCAGGTTGATCCAGCGGAACTGGTGCTGAATTCAGTAATGTGCGCCGCAATCTGGATGGCGCGCGGAAATCTGGCGCGTGTCGTCATAACGGAGTAGGTGATGCAGGCAATGAACCCTCAGCGTAAAGCGTTCCTCGATATGCTGGCCTGGTCAGAAGGCACAGACAAGCCTGGGCAACCAACGAAAAACCACGGTTACGACGTCATTGTCGGTGGCTCACTTTTTACTGACTTCTCCGATCACCCGCGAAAGCTGGTTACGCTGAACCCGAAACTTAAATCCACTGCCGCCGGTCGTTACCAGCTGCTGTCCAAATGGTGGGACGCATACCGTAAGCAACTCGGCCTGAAAGATTTCTCTCCTGCCAGCCAGGATGCCGTCGCATTGCAGCAGATTAAAGAGCGTGGCGCGCTGCCTCTTATCGATAAAGGCGACATCCGCCAGGCTATCGACCGTTGCAGCAATATTTGGGCATCGCTTCCAGGGGCTGGTTATGGCCAGTTCGAGCATAAGGCCGAAAGCCTGATCGCTAAGTTCAAAGAGGCGGGCGGGAAAGTGAATGAGCCGAAATCATGACGGAAGCCATCGTTGCGCTACTGAAAAAGCTCTGGCTGCCAATTGCACTTATCGCTGTCATTAGCGGACTAGCGTGGTCTGCAAACCACTACCGCGACAACGCCATTACCTACAAAGACCAGCGCGATAAGGCAACTGAGAAGCTTAGCCTGGCGAACGCCACTATCACCGACATGCAGACCCGACAGCGTAACTTTGCTGCGCTCGATGCCAAATACACAAAGGAGCTGGCAGATGCCAAAGCTGAGAATGATGCTCTTCAGCGCAAGCTTGATAATGGTGGTCGGGTGCTCGTCAAAGGCAAGTGTCCAGTGCCAGCCAAGGCCGATCCCACCGGCACCGCCAGCATGGGCGATGCTGCCACCGTCGAACTCTCTGACGTTGCTGGACGAAACGTTCTCGGTATCCGATCCGGAATCCTCAGGGACCAAGCCTCATTGAGAACCCTGCAGGAATACATCACTACCCAGTGCCTGAAGTGATTCGTCACCCAAATAACAGAGCCTGACTTCGGTCGGGCTTTTTTATGCCCGCAGTAAACGCGCATCGCAGCGCACAACTATCCCGAGTCTTTCAGAAAGCTGAGCCTGAGAATTGCCGTATATGGTGGCGACCATCTCGGGGCGGCTTTTCTGTGCGAGCAGGCTCATCTTTCTAAAAGGTAATCGCTATGCAATATCAATTAGCCACTATCGACTTTCGCGACATGGTTGCCGTATCTGGCGATCGCATTATCACCACCTCACGAAAGGTCGCAGCTTATTTCGACAAGCAGCACCACCACATTATCCAGAAAATTGAAAAACTCGATTGCTCAGATGAATTTCTAACCAGCAACTTTTCGCGGGTTACTTACGAGCACAAGGGTAATCAGTACGTTGAGTATGAAATATCCAAAGACGGCGCGATGTACATCATCATGTCCTTTACCGGAAAGAAAGCGGCGGCAATCAAAGAGGCGTTTATCAAAGCGTTTAATTGGATGCGTGACCAGCTAATGAACCTTGCTCAGTCATATCAGCGTGAACATAACGAGTTGATGCTTGAGTTCATGAAGGAGAAGGATGTGGCGAGTATGTCGGGCCGATTATTGAGCCGATGGGGAAGAGTGAAGAAACCGCAACTGGTTGCCAGAATTGAGCGCTTAGAGCAGCAGTCACAAATCACGATCCCCGGCTTAATCAGTAACCCATCCTGAACCCATTACAGAGGCTCTTCACTGAGGGGGGGCTTCGATAATGACATTTCACGCGGCGAGATGAGGCGTAAATGATAACAATCCCCGACGGGCAGGCAGTTGGTCCAACAGGCAATACTGGTATTTGGGTGCCTGGTGCCGTGCAAATTGGTGGCGGAACATCATCACCGCCGATCACTGGACCCATCGACCTGACATCGCCGACGCTCGATCCCCGCGTAACGTTTTCCGGGCCCGCGCATTTCTACTGGTCGGAAACTGGTGTGATGCTGGAAAGCGCAGCAAACACCTGGCCACTGGAATATCAGAGTGGTATTGCGGTTGGCCGCCACGAACCAGAGCCCGAGGCAACAAACTATCAGTTGATGTCGCGTGGCGCCGCTGCGGTTTCGGCGCCGGATGTTGGGCCGTGGATCAGCCTGGGCCTGACACTCTCAGCGGGAGTGGGGCCGGACGGTGGCGATATTGGCAGCACAACAACTGACTGCGACCTGTACGCGATATACGATGCCACCGCTGGCGCGTTTATTGTCCCGCAAACAAAGCCCGCTCCGCTTGATGAGTGGTCCCGGATAGTTGTTCCGTTCAGCGTTGGTGTGGAGTCGCAGATCCGCACGTACACTGCCCGCGCCAGCACAACAAAATATCTGTATGGGCTGTGTGAGCCTGTGCCGGCCGGCGGCTGTGTTGTATCGCTCTATCGTCGGGAAAATACCGACCTGCTCACGGGGCTTGTTAACGTCGAGACCGGCACGCTGGCAACGTCACCAATCATTACTGGTGATACGGTAGCCACGCGAACAGCGTCAACGATCACTATCAAAACTAACGGCTCCACTTCACTGACGGTCTTCTACAGCAGCGGTGAGACTGACACGTACAGCACGCCGGGCGACTCGTTCACGCTCCCGGCAGCTCAGCGAAACTGGTCAGAGCGCTACATAACTAAAATCGAGATGACACCATGACAGAGCGAATAGCCATTACCCCAGAGCCGGTACAAATCACCAGCGGCAGTGAGGGGGCTCACATCACAGTTACTGACGGATTTGTTCTGTATGCAGACAGCGCAGACAGCACAGCGTGGCATCGGGCTGACCGGGTGATTAACGTATCTCCCCCCGTAGCTCTCTGGATGAAAATATCATCTGGCACATCTGGTGCTGTTGTTGTGACGAAATACGCACAAGAGTGATAACGGCGGTTTTTGGAGCAGGAGAGGGGATTACATGTCCGATATCTACAAAATCACGCTAACCACCCAAACAGGCGAAACCTTCACGGGCAAGATGTCACGACGTCAGCCTGAACTGGTTAATGGCTTTGTGCCGCTGGCGACCGAGACGGGCGAGTGGCTGTATTTTACTCCTGCTGATGTGAAGCGCGTGGAGTTCACGCCGGTACCGGCAGAGCAGGCCGAACAAACAACGGAGTAACCCATGGCTAACGATGACGAGCGCAGGCCTTATCCGCCAGTTAACTTCATCGCCTCCGACAACTGGCAGCCATACACCCGGCTCATTCCCGCCAATGAAGTGCATGAGTGGATAAGCCGACAAATCCTGAGCGATACCGGAAGCATTCATAACCCTGACCACGAACACCTGCTTGAGGCCGATCTCTGCTTCATGTGGGCATCAGATTCATTCGCGAAGAAAGGGCGCTACGTTCTCGGCCAAGCCGAACAGGTAATGCTCCGCGCCGGTGGATGGCAGAAAGCCAGAATGGAGCAGCAGATGTATGAATGGTTCGGACGAATCCCGAAGTTCATCATCACGCTGGCAGCCGATTACTGCTCACAATGCAGCGACCTCGAGTTCTGTGCACTGGTAGAGCATGAGCTTTACCACATCGCCCAGGCCACTGATGATTTCGGCGCGCCTAAGTTCAACAAAGAGACCGGGCAGCCAGTGCTAACACTGCGTGGCCACGACGTCGAAGAATTCACTGGCGTCGTACGTCGTTACGGTGCCAGCAAAGAAGTTCAGGAGCTCGTTAATGCGGCCAATGCGCCAGCAGAAGTGGCTCACATCGATATAGCCAGGTCATGCGGGACGTGCATGCTGAAACTGGCCTAACGCTTTATTCAGATTGTCATGGAGGTAGCCTGTGGCAGCATTATCGACAGAGGTTAAAGCCTTCATCGTTCAGTCTCTGGCCTGCTTCGAACCGCCTACGAAAGTCATTGAGCAAGTAAAGGCTGAATTCGACGTAGTGGTATCTCGCCAGCAGGTATCCCAATACAGTCCAGGCAACGCGATGGCTGAGAAACTTAGCCAGAAGTGGATTGACCTGTTCAATGCCACGCGCACCCGTTTTCAGACTGAAATATCCGACATCCCGATTGCCAATAAAGCATATCGGCTTCGCGTGCTTGACCGAATGATGACTAATGCAGAGAAGATGAGAAACATCGCTCTTGCGGCAGAAATTATTGAGCAGGCCGCCAAGGAATGCGGCGATGCCTATACCAATAAGCATAAGATTGAGCATTCAGGCGGCCTGGCTGTAAGCTCGGTTGCCTCGGTGATGGATGAGATAGGAGATGAAGACCTGTAAGGAGTGGCTGTGTTAACTGATAAACAGAAAGCGCTGCTAAAGGACAGGTACTGGCGTCTCAATCACTTGTACAAAATTAAAGACAAAAACGGTAAGTGCGTAACCTTCAAGATGACTCCTGAGCAGTTGGAGTATTTCGACGGAATGCACGACCGAAACGTGATCCTCAAGGCCAGGCAGTTAGGATTCACGACAGAAGTTTGCATCATCCAGCTTGATCTCGCCCTGTTCCATAAAAAGGAATGTGCGCTAATTGCTCACTCTCTTCCTGATGCAGAGCGCCTGTTTCGAAATAAAACTCAGTATGCCTACCGGCTTCTTCCCGATGACATTAAGCAGGCGAATCCACTCACTAAGGAAACGACGAGCGAATATGTTTTCGATAAAGGCGGCAGCGTCACAGTGTCCACCTCATTCCGTGGCGGGACGTTGTACAGCCTCCACGTTTCAGAGTTCGGGAAGATATGTGCAAAATGGCCTGAGAAGGCCAAAGAGATCGTAACCGGTGCCTTCGAGGCAGTTCCTTTGGGTGGGAAGATTACTCTTGAGAGTACAGCCGAAGGCCGCGCAGGGTACTTCTATGATTACTGTCAGGATGCAGAAAAAGCACAACTTCAAAGCAAATTGTTATCACCGCTTGACTGGAAGTTCTTCTTTTTCTCCTGGTGGAAGAATCCACAGTACGCAATCGACCCAGTAGAGAAATTGCCGCAGCGGCTGGTTGATTACTTTGCTGAGATGGAATCCAAACACGGTGTCTCTGTAAGCGAGGACCAGAAGGCGTGGTATCACTCGAAAGAGAAAACGCTCGGCGATGACATGAAGCGCGAATACCCGACCATTCCGGCCGAGGCATTCCAGCAGTCGGTCGAAGGCGCGTACTACGCCAAACAGTTCCGCTGGCTCTACACCAACAAGCGAATCGGCCAAATCCCGGATAACTCACATCTACCGGTTCACACGTTCTGGGATATCGGCGTGGGTGACTCCACGGCCATCTGGTTCGTTCGTGAAGTGGGTGAAGAATTCCACGTCATCGACTACTACGAAAACTCAGGCGAAGGTCTCCGTCACTACATGAAGGTGCTGAAAGACCGTGGCTATGAGTATGGGGAACACTGGGGCCCGCACGACATCGAGAACCGTGAGTTCGGCGCGGATGCCAAGTCGCGCAAAGAGCTTGCGCAGGAAGGCTATGAAATCGACGGTCAGGTGTACTCGATGGCATTCAACGTTGTTCCGAAAACTGGTGTCGATACCGGCATTGAGTCGGTGCGTGAAATCCTCCCGTCCTGCGTCTTCGATGAGGGGAAGTGTGCCGAGGGCATATCTCACCTCGAGGGCTACCGCAAGGAATGGGACGACAAGCGCGGCTGCTGGAAAGATAAACCGCTTCATGACTTCACATCACACGGTGCTGACGGCTTCCGCTACTTTGCTGTAGCGAAGAACAACCACAAGCAGGTCGGCGCAGTATTCTTCTAAGGAGCTCATCAGTGAGTGAATTAAGCACCGGGGAACAGCTCCTCGTTAATGCCCTTGCTGATGCTATCGGGCGGCAGCGCATGCTGTACGCAGGCCAGCCGGGCAATACTAAACGCACGAAGTTGTGGGATGAGTTCGGCTATCCCAACAATCTCGAGTTCGACCGCTACTATCGTTCCTACGAACGCAACGCTGTAGCGTTTGCCGCTGTGCATAAGCTTCTTGATTCGTGTTGGGTTGATAACCCGACGATCATCGACGGCGACGACGGCAAGGAGTCTACCGAGACAACTGACTGGGAAAAGTCAGCCACTAAGTTGCTGAAGAAGCACTGGCCGAAAATTAAGGATGCGGACCGTCGCAACCTCGTTGGCCGGTACTCGGCATTGCTCATTCAGTTCCGGGACGGCAGGGAATGGCATGAGCCGGTTGACCGTGTGAAGGTTAGATCCCTGAGAAATATCGGCAGTGGTTCCATTGTTAAGCTGATCCCTGCGTGGGAATTGCAGGTCAAGCCGGGCAGCTTCGACACCGATACGCTTTCAGAGACTTACGGCCAGCCTGTTTCGTATAACTTCAATGAGCAGCCAGTCGGCGATGATGGCACGTATGGCCCGGTGCGCGGCGTTACAGTACACCCCGAGCGAATCATCATCCTTTGCGAAGGCTCTGAAGACGAAAACATGCTCTCCGGCGTTCCATTCCTGCGCGCGGGCTATAACAAACTGCTCGACCTTGAAAAGGTATCGGGCGGCAGTGCCGAAGGTTTCCTGAAGAACGCCAGTCGCCAGCTCGGGATTGCGTTCGACAAAGAAACCAACATTGCGAACCTGACAAAGGCGGCCACAGAAGCTGGCTACAAAGACCTTGGCGAAGCGCTAAACGATAAGGTCGCCAAGATGAACCGTGGCACTGATGCGGCACTGGTAATGCAGGCCGGTACGCCGTCGGTGCTCTCCGTAGCAGCAGCAGACCCGTCTCCGACTTGGGCAGTGGCAGCCAACGAGTTTGCATCTTCGATTCAATGCCCGTTCACCATTCTGTTCGGTCAGCAGACGGGGCGACTTGCTTCCGATGAGGACAAAACGGACTGGGCAAAACGCTGTAACGGCCGCCGCTGGGGATTCCAGTCAGCGGTGATTGAGAACGTGCTTGAGCGATTCTGGACGGTTGGTGTCATTGATCCACCATCATCCGGAGAGGTCACACTGGCATGGTCTGATCTGCTCGCGCCGAGTGAGAAAGAGAAGATCGCCAATATGCAGGCAATGGCAGATGTGGCCCAGAAAACTCAGCAGGCGTACGGCACCCCAGCCATTGACGCTAATGAGATTCGTGCAGTTGGAGAGCTTGAGCCAATTAAGGAGCCCAAGCAACCTACTGGCGCTGACGAATCGGCGAAGAACATCGACCCGCTGACAGGTGAGCCAATTGAACAACCAACCGAAGCCGGGAAGTCCGATAATTCCACGCAACAAAGCTGATCCGACGCAATCCTACCGAGCAGTAAACCGGATATACCGCGACATCGAGCAGCGCTACTACGACATCAAGGTGGCGTTAAAGCAGTTGTTCGATATGCGTTTAACCGGGCGAGAACGGGCGAGCAACTCTCTGTTTGGCTACATCCTTGCTCGCAATGGCAATCAGCCTGACACGCTTTACCAGGTGAACGCTGGCACTTACATCTACGACATGACGGCAGCGCAGTTAGCCGACCTGTTGCAGACGGTGCAGGCAATTCTCGATGACCACTTGCTCGAGGGTGGCAGTCAGAACCTGTGGGCATTTGATTACGTCGCTGAGGAATACCAGCGCGGCACACTGAGCGCTTACACAAACCTGTCAGTGCAATCGCCAATCTACGCCAGCCAGACGACTCTACAGCAGCTATTAAGCAGCCCCGGTCACCTTAATCAGATTGCGGTCGCCAGGCTGACGACATTCAGCGAATGGAAGGACATCAGCGACACTGCCAGAAAAGACCTGACGAGCGTCATTACCGATGCGGTGGCGCGCGGTGTTAATCCACGCGAGACGGCAAGCATCATCAGCAAGCGCCTCGATGTGTCGATGTCGAAGGCCAAGACCATCGCCCAGACGGAGCAGGTCGGCGCGTTGCGGCAGGCACAATGGAATGAAACTGACTGGGCTGCCGACAGGCTGGGGCTGAATACCGGCCTGCTGTGGCTGTCAGCATTGAAGCCATCGACTAGAGCGTGGCACGCCAGCCGTCACGGCAAAGTCTTCACCACGGAAGAGGTACAGGACTTCTACGCTGAAAACGGCAATCGGTACAACTGCTACTGCAGCCAGATACCGGTGCTGCTCAACGACGACGGCAGCATCTTCAACGAAGGGCTGGCGGATAAGCTGAAAAAAGAGCGTAAGCAGTGGACCACCAAGGAGGCCGCGTGAGCGAGTGTAAATGTAGAGCCCTTTGTGTTTGCAAGGCTAAAAGTATTTTGGCTGAAATAGCGCGAAAGCATCGGGCGTCAGGTGGCTATCAGCCTTACGGATCAACCTCGGTCGACAAGATATTACCACCACCAAAAAAACGTTAAGAGGACACAGCATGAAACGCAACCGCGTTAACGTGCTGACCGTCGTCAACTCCGCTTCAAACATCACCACTGAAACCATCGACGGCAAGCCACATATCGTGGTTCGCGGCATCACGCCTGTCGTGGACGATATCGTGATGAACCGGAAGTTGTACCCGGCAGCAGAAATCGAAAAGGCCTACAACACGCTTGAGCGTAACCCGATGCCGCTGGGGCATCCGAAGGTGGACGGCAAGCATGTATCTGCGCGCGACGTCCGGGCAGTGAACGAGTACCACGTCGGGGCCTGGCTGCAGAACGTCAGCCACGACGATGGGAAGGTGACGGGCGACATGTATGTTAACCGCCAGTACGCGGAATCCAGCGAGAAGGGCAAGCGCCTGATTAACCGCCTGGATGAGATGCTGGCCGGTACCAACTCGGACCCGATCCATATCTCTACCGGCCTGCTTTATTCCGGTATCGCGGCGAACGGCGAGTCAAAGGGCAAAAAGTACAACGAGATCGCCACAAATATGATGTTTGACCATGTGGCGGTGCTGCTTGATGAGCCAGGAGCAGGAACGCCGAGCGAAGGCGTTGGAATCTTCGTTAATGCCGACGGCGACGAGGTTGAAATCGAAGTCGTAAATCTCGCTGATTCCAACAATCCCGACCCACAAGACCCATCACTTAAATCATTTTTCAACCAGCTAAAGGCGTTATTCAGCGCCAACAGCGATTCAACCCAGAAGGAAACAGATCCGATGAAAGATCTCATCGTTAATGCGCTGAAGGCCAAAGGCAAATCGGTTGACGGCAAAACCGATGCCGAACTGATGGATGCATACAACCAGATGTTGGCAGAAAACGCCGAAACAAAAACCGAAACCCCCGAAGAGAAGGCGGACCGTGAAAAGGCGGAGAAAGAAGAGCGTGAGCGCGCCAGTAACCAGGCCGAAGCGCCAGCATGGTTCAAACCATTCGCTGACGACCTGGCCGCCGTTAAGTCCGGTCTCACTGCTAACGCCGATCAGGAGCGTATTTCAATGCGCGCCGCGGTTAAGGCCAAGTTCAGCATGACCGATCTGGCAGTTAACGCTCTGGACGGTGAACCGCTGAAAGAATTGTTTGCTCAATGCCAGACCTCAACCGGCCTGAATGGTGCATTCCGCCAGGTCAATTCCAATGAATCAGTCAGCGAAATGCCGGAGTAAAAAATGGCTAAAGATGGAAAGCACGTAATTCACGCCGGTGGCGTATTCCCTAATCCACTTCTCAACCGTGAAGGTATGGCCTCGACAACTTTTAAACCGGGCGCGGTTGGTATTTTTCTCGCAGGTATTTTCCAGCCAGCCTCTGGTGTAACTGATGCTGCGATCCCATATGTCGCAAACTTCGACTATCTCCGCTGCAAAACGGTAGATGACGAGTATGCATCCGGCGATCTGGTTGTGGCTATCCAGCCACTGCCTGGCATGTTCCTGAATGTTCGTGCAGCGGCAGGCACGTATGCAAAAGGCGAGCCGCTGACGGTGATGAATGGGCAGGTGAAAGCCGCTACCACAACCGGCGATACCCCGGACGTCGTTTTCGCTTATTGCGAAGAGGATAAATCAACAACTGTGGCAGCAGGTGATCTGCTTCGCGTCGTATTCAAGTAAGGAGTCACTGAATGTTTGCATTTTCCGTTAAGAAGGCGACCGAAACAGGCAATCTGGAGGTCAATTCCTCTCAGTTTAAAAAGCTCGTTTCAGCACGTAATGCTGGAGCTCAGGCGGCAGCGGATTTTATTGCCCGCACCAAATGGCGCGGTGATGCTGAAGACACACCTGAGCTAAACGCAGTTAACGCGGTCGATGATATTCGCCGACTGTACAAGGCTTATGACCAGACTGTACTGAAACAGTTTGAGCCGACAACTGAGTTCACTTTGCTGAACGACCTGATGCCGCTGTCTCGCTCTGTGCGCCTGGAAGAGTCTGTGTACGAGTACGCTCGCACCGGCGGCCGGGGTTGGGCACACACTTCAATGTCCGGCCAGATTGGTGCCGCGCTTGATGCGAAGTCGTACACCTTCGACGGCACGATGGTTCCAATCCACGACAGCGGCTTTAAGTTCAACTGGCGCGACCCTGTGTTCAACAAGGGCTCCGCACTGGCGTCACTCGCTGATGCGCAGTCCGGGTCCGTTGACGATGTTCGTCGTCAATATGTCGATTACATCTGGGAAGGTTTCCGTGATGCGAATGGCAATTACATTCGTTATGACGACAAAACCTGGAAAGGGTTGCGTAACGACGAACGTGTTGCTCAGGTAACGCTGACCGTCGATTTCTCTACCAGTACCGATCCGAAAGCTATGCGCGCTGCAGCCATCGCTCTGCGTGACGTGATGAAGATTCAGAACCTGCAGTACGGCCAGCAGACCTGGTATGTATCCAGTGAAATCATGTCGAACTGGGAACAGTACTTCGATGTGAACTCGCTGCGCACCGTGCTGGAAGAGATTTCAAAACTGTCCGGCATTGCTGCCATCAAAGAAGATGCTGAACTGTCCGGCAACGAAATCCTGATCGTGCCGCTGACTGCAGGTGTCATTGCGCCAATCGTCGGGCAGGCATTCGGCACCGTTGCCGATCCACGCCAGTTCTACAACTCAGATTACGTGTGGCGCACCTGGGGTGCTGCTGGCCTGATGGTCAAGCAGGACATCAACGGTCACTACTCAGTCATCCACGCTTCAAGCTAAGGGAAATAAAATGGCACTCGTAAAGGTATTGGTAGCAAACCTCTTTGCTGGTTCCAGCCTTCAAAAGCTGGAGGCTGGTCAGATTTATGATGTAGATGACGCGGTCGCTGAAAAGTGGATCGGGCAGGGGAAGGCGGAGAAATCCACTGAGAAGAAGGGTGAAAAGCTCGCCTTTGAAGTGGCAACGCCATCGGCTCCAGTGAATGCAGATTTAACCGGCATTCAGAAGCAACTAACTGAAGCGCTTGAGCAAGTGAAGACGCTCACCGACGAAGCGGAAGCGAAAGATAAGGCCCACGCTGATGCTCTGGCAGCAGAGACGAAGCGAGCCGATGAAGCGGAAGCGGCACTGGCAGCAGCGACCAAAAAGGACAAATAACCATGGCTGACCCAATCACGGCGGCGGACGTACAGCAGTTCCTCAGTGAATTGGGTTACGCCATTCCTGGCTCGCTACTGGAACCAATCCTCTGCCTGGTGAATAAAATTATCCCCTGCATGGTTGGTGCCGGGTACGACAACTGCAGTCAGAAACTCATTCTGATGTATGCCGCCGCTCTCATGGCTACATCGTCAGGTGCTCGGCGCATCAAATCGCAGGGCGCACCATCTGGCGCGTCACGCTCGTTTGATTACGGTGAGGATGGAGTGACCTGGCTGCGTGATTCACTGGCGCAACTGGATACGAGCGGATGCACTGGCGAATTGCCGATTAGCGCAGGTAGCTCGGTCGGGCTCTTTCTCGTCGTGGGCGGCCGCTGATGTGGAAACTCATAACTGAAAGCTTGCCCAAGCCATTCGTGCGCGTCTGGGTGAAAACGGATACCGGGCGGGAGACTACCGGCTATCTGAAGCCTGGCGGTGAGTGGGTTATCAGCTGCGTGACCATTCGCGCAACGGGTGCAAGGGTTGAGAGGTGGCGGGAATGAGTAGTGTAGCGAACTGGAGTTACACGGCGGTGGCCACCGTCTGGAAGAGCCTCGGCATCAGCGAAAGTGGGGATAGCCTCGGATATTCTGCGCCAATCCAAATCATGTGTGACTACGAGGGTGGCTTGTCTAAGCGCATCGGCAGCCTGGGCGCTGAAATCGTCGTGAAGAATACCGTCTGGACGGAGTTCGCGCTGGCGGCCGCCGGTGACTGCCTGCTGATTGGCGCATCGACAGAAGCCGATCCGGTTGTGGCCGGTGCCGACGAGGTGCGGCAGGTTATCCGGTACGCCGACACGTTCGAGCGTGTGGCGGATGATTATGCCATCCTGACGGGAGTGTAACAGTGGGCATCAAAGTGAAAGGCATCAGCCAGGCTCGCAAAAACCTCAACTCTCTCGTCGGTGATATTCAGGGACGCAAGGCTGTTAGGGCTATACAGTCAGCGTTGATTATAGGCGGGTCGCAGGCTGCTCTGTATACGCCAATCGATACATCCACCCTCATAAACAGCCAATATCGAGATATCGAAGTCAACGGAACGCGCGTCACGGGCCGGGTTGGCTATTCTGCCAATTATGCGATTTATGTTCACGACCCGGATGTGCCCCAGACTTTCCGGCGCGCTACTGCGAAAAAAGAGTTCCTATCCAAAGGTTTTGAAGACACAAAGCGGCAAATTGATGCTGTGATAGCGAAGGAAATGTCACTATGACTCCCCCAATGTACCAGCGAGTCAGAAACATGTTCGGAGATGCCGGGCTGACGACAGGGTTTCTGGTGCAATTGCTCGCATTTAACGACCCTGGTGACCTGACTAAGGCGGTAATGGTATTCAGGCCGAACGGTGGCACCAGTATTCGCAATGACCTGGGCAATGACAACTATGTTCTTGTCGACGTGATCGGCGCGAAGAATAAAATCCAGGATGCAGCACTGGCTACCCAGGCAATCGTCGATTACATCCAGGACAACCCGCACTCAGATGAGTGTGTCGGGAAAATCGAAAACATAGGGGCTATCCCGGCACCGGTTCAAACCGAAGAAGGTAGAATGGTGTTCAGGTTGCAGTTTGCGTGCATCTTCGGGGATTAATATCCAAATCATCAACACAAGGTCGCCATCTGGCGGCCTTTTTTTATGCATAAAAGAGGTCAAAGATGGCTGCAAATTGCCCAACTTCGAATGAGCGCGTCTTCGGCTCAGCCACTGTGCTTGAGCTTGCTATGGGGTGTGCTGACACACGGCCGACAGAAGAAGAATGGCTGGCGCTTGGTGCTGGCACAAGCAAGGGTCTGGACTTCGCGCCAAACTCCGTTAGCTCTGACGCTGATGATACTGGTGGCTGGGTTGAGAACATTATCACCAACGCCGATGCGACGATCAGCTTTGATGGTGAAGTGCGCAAGCACGACAAGCTCGACCAGTTCGGCTACGCAAACCTGTTCACGTACTTCGTCGATGAACTCAATGCCAAGCGCCAGCCGAACCTGTGGGCGCGAATCAGCATTGGGCCGCTGGAGTTTTCCGGCTACATGGTGATCACCAATGCCACCCCGGCAGATGGCGGTAGTAACGACATCATCACCTTCTCTGTTGAGTTCAAAGTGTCTGATGGCACCACTGTTCGTCTGACTAATCTGGATGCGCCTGCACTCACTTTCAGCACCGATCTACCTGCCACTAAAACCGTGGCTACCGGCTCGGCGTTAAGCATGACTGTAGCCGTTAATGGCGGTGTCGAACCATACACCTACGTGTGGAAGAAAGCCGGCAGCGTGGTCAGCGGACAGACTACCGCCACATTCAACAAGGCCAGCGCGGTTGCTGGTGATGCTGGCGCGTACACATGCGAAGTAACCGATTCGGATAATGTTCCGGTCACGGTCACCTCCACATCCTGCACTGTTACAGTCAGCTAACGATTATTACAAAGGGTAGCTTGCTGCCCTTGATAATGACCGCTAATGGAGCAACACATGACACCACTTCTTGAAATAGGAGAGATCGGCGTAAGCGATGGCCGTGAAGGCGGCAAAGACTATCTGCTTCGACCGTCTTTTATGGCAATGACTCGTATCGGAACGCCTGAAGAGATTGTGCAGGCCTACGCAGATATTCATGGCAATGAAGCGCTAGCGATTATTGAGCTATGCAGCAGAAATTTTGGGCGCATACCGGAGTGGATTCAGCCAGCAATGAATTCCATAGCAGACAAGTTGCTCACGACTGCAATGCGCATCATCCAGTCCTGTTGTGATAGTGACTTAACACCAATAATCGGTGAGTGGAAAGGGTGGAGCCGGTACGTAGTTTATCGACCCGGCTTGATACCCAAAAACGACATGATTGTTATTGCTCAGCAGTTGATGCAGCACGGGGTCATCGGTAAAGCCAAGGTTCGAAAACTGCAGCGGCATGAAAGCAACAAAGCGAGCCGCGAATTCAATGCCTTCGATTACATAAACTCCGCACGAAACATCTTTGGTATGAGCCGAGATGATGCCAGTAATCTGACTATGACAGAGTTTGCTCTGCTCATTGCTGCAAAATACCCAGAACAGAAGGGACTTACTCAGGAAGAGTATGCAGATGTATCGGATGATTTCCTTGCCAGACAGGCTGCCAGAAGGGCCAGGGCCAAGAGGTAGCCCACTCAGGTGGGCTTTTTGTTACTTCATTGGTTTGAATCAGCCTGGGCAAAGACTGTTTCATATTCAGCGCGATCCCATAAACGATTCCTTGCGGGTAGATACGTTTCAACAGCAACCGCCGGAATTAGGGATGTAGGGCTTTCGGTAAAATTATCTGAGGGATATCTACTATCCAGCGGGGAGAGCACTGCGGAATCTATTCCTTTAAGGTATTGGCGGAAAATAGCAGTTTTTTCCGGGTGGAACGCGATCACAAAGTCTCCACCTTTAGGGTTTATACATGGCTCAAATATTACGACAGAACCCACTGGAAAAAGAGGTGCCATAGACTCATCTTCCATGATGACGGCGAAAGCCATAGTCGATAGATCCAAAGCGGTCGGGTGGAGAGTCTTCACCTCCCTTTCTTTTTCGGATGTAACTATGTGGGTGAAAACATCATCAAGACTTATTACTGGTATCTTATTAGCGGTATCGGCAGGTGAAATCCTCGCCTTGATTCTACTTTCACCCTCTCCAGAAGCGAGCCACTCGGGGGTAGTTCCGAGAGCACTTGCTAACTTCATTAAAGTTCCTTCTCTTGGCTGAGATTCTACATTTTCGTATGCAGCAATTTGTCGTTGAGATACCCCTACAAGATCTGCTAACTCTTTTTGAGTTAAGGAGTTAAGAGCTCTCGCTTTTGAAACGCGCTCCCAGAATCCAGCTGTAATCTCAAATTTTTTCATAAAACTTCATGTCCAGTGGTTGAAATATCATATTGATGAAGTATTATGATATTAATCCGCAATCAAAGGAGTATCACATGAAAGAGATTGAAGTTAAAGTGTCAGACAACATGCTAGTTCGCATGCCGCCTGATATGAAGGAAAAAATCAAGGAAGGAGCCAAGCGCTCATTTCGCTCTGCAAACAACGAAGTCCTGTATCGTCTGCAGCTAGCCGAGGATCTTATTAGCAAAGGATTGGAAAATGCATAAACAAAAAGGCGAAGCCCAGCAGTGCGCTAACACTAACCGGGCCTCTATGTCAGTAACCGCTTGCAAGGAAACCAACATGAATAGTGTACAGAACAACGAGTTAACTTTCCACAATGTTGCATTGAAGCCAGCGTCTGTTGCTGATGGTATTTGGTTAACCTCTGCTGATATCGCAAAAGCTTTGGGCTATGCATCCAGCAAGAGTGTATCGACCATATATTCACGCAATTCAGACGAATTCACAGGCAGCATGTCAATGGTCATCAAAATGAAGACCAACGGAATAAACAATAACTTACGTGAAAAATCAGTGCGTGTGTTCTCTCTTCGCGGCTGCCACCTGATCGCCATGTTTGCCACCACCGACAAAGCCAAAGAGTTCCGCAAATGGGTGCTGGATATCCTAGATCGTGAAGTGCAGCAATCACCGATCGCCAAACAATTTACCGATGAAGAGTTGGTCAGCCTCTGCTACTTACAGTTGTGGATGGAGAAGTGTCAACGAGTAAGCAAGCAATTGCACCCGGCAATGAAACAAATCGGGTCTGAGCTATCAGGAACCTTATACGACATCGCATATGACATCAGCTACATGACGAACGGTACCAGGGAAATACTGCTGAGAGAGGCAAAGAGCCTTGATAACAATAATTTTGTCGTGAAGCGTGCGCAGTCGATGCTCGCAATGCTTCGTGGTAAGGGAAGGATTCACTGATTGGCGTATGGGATGGCGCAAAAAGAAAAACCGCCAGGTAGGACTGACGGTTTCCATTGTAACTTGTCATAAGGACCACTTAATGACTTCATTAAATTTAGCAGTTCATGAGCCAAATGTCGATCCCCAGCCGCTGCCGGTGATTGAATGGAAGGCTTTTCGTGTTGTTACTACTGAAACTCTGGCTACGGGTTACGGATGCGATGAGAAAAGCATTCGTATGAATCTCTCCCGAAATCTGGATCGCTTTGAGGAAGGTAAGCATTACTTCCTTTTAACCGGTTCAGAATTAAAGGAATTTAAGAACAGAGTAACTGATAGTGGCTCTGTTGGTAAAAATGCCCGCTCCTTGGCGCTGTGGACAGAGAAGGGCGCGGCCCGTATGTCTAAGATCGTTGATACTGATGAAGCATGGTCATTCTTCGAACGACTGGAGGATTCCTATTTTCGTCCAGTGCAAATGGCTGGTATTCCTTTGTCTTACGAGGAAGCGCTTGAAAATCTCCTTGCTAAGGTGAAAGAGAATCGCATCGTTACGGAGCAGCGTGACCGCGCAGTGAAAGAGAAGTTGTGGATCTCCGAAAAGCGCGAGGTCACCGCCATGACTACCGCCTCTGTCGCAGTCCGCGAGAAGAACAAGATGGCGGAACGCCTGGGAGAAGGCAAGAACTACGCGGCAATAATCCCGGTCGAGAAGAAGCTCGGTCAGAAATTCAAATGGCAGCCTCTTCGCAAATGGTGCCGGGAGAATGACGCCGTACCACACGATGTAGACGATCCGCGTTTTGGCTCGGTTAAGTCGTGGCCACGCGCTGCTTGGCTTGCTGTGTATGGCGTAGATTTGCGCAAGATCTTTTAATCAGGCGAAACCTAGGCCAGTCTCCCGAGAGTTCGGGAGATTTCAAACCCGCTTAACTGCGGGTTTTGTCGTCGCCTGATCCCTGCTACTCTTTTGGCAAAATAACCAAAGGGGATAGGGATATGAAGAAGCTGATTATTGGTGCGGCGATAATTGTTTCTGGCTGCACCACGCAGACAACCAATAAGAATGAAAAGGTGGGTGATTTAGTATTTATCTATGGCCAACCTCATTCAGAGCTAGCCAAGAAAGAAGCCGATGTAATGTGTGGTGGCAGATCATACAGTATTGGAGTTATTGGGCACGGTTATAGCGGCAAACCCGGCACAATGAGAATACCGTTCGCTTGTACACAAAAAACAGCGCTTGAATATGACAGCCTTGATGCCAAAGAAGAAATAAGAGAGGCTGAAGTAAAAAAAGACATGCAAAGAGTCGCTGATATTCCTTGGGGTGGAAAAGAAGCTAACAACTTCTTCATGAAGGAAACGCATCTTTTTATGCTTTTACAGTGCGGATGGGCTGGGAGTGTTGGATTCTCGACAGGGAATAAACCTCTGGTAATGCTGGGTGATTCCTACTATCACGCTGAAAAGTCATCGTTTAAAAACGGTGAATACTCAATTAGTTTCAATGGCGGTTCAATGTTGGTTGCATATAACCCGCAAAAGGTCAGAGGATATATTTCTGACCGAAATAGCTTCACCCCATGTGCAGCAGTTCGCCTTGGAGAAGACTAATTCTACCCAAATGAAAATTCAAAAATAGCCCGGCCATTGTGCCGGGTTTTTTGTTGCCTGGAGAAAATGAAATGGCAGGTGAGAAAAATGCCGGTAGCATCGTCTATACAGTTAGTGCTGAGATTGAGCCCCTACTTATTGCAGGGAAGCAGGCTATTGATGTTCTGGATAAGCTTGATAGTGCGGCGCAGAAATCTGGCAAGGGATTTGATGACCTTGACAAAAGCACATCAAATACTGGTTCTGCGTTCACCGAACTAGCTGGTTACGCCAACTCGATGGATAATCAGCTCAAGAAGTTGAATACCAACGTAAGCGGCATTGCCCGGGCCATGGAGGAGGTGCGGAATGGCACTGGTGGTGCTAATAGTGAGTTCAGCCGTGCAGAGTCTATCATTGAAGCGCTGGGCAACCAGCTTGCCGTGCTTGATGAGGCGCAGGAAAATGGCGCTCGAAGTGCCGCCGTCCTGGCTGCGCAGCTACGCGCAGGATCGAAAGCTACCGATGAAGAAAAGCAGAAAATCGGCGAGCTGACCGGTCGCCTTTATGACATGAAGACCGGCGTCGACAACGGAGCTAAAAGTCACGGCTCCTGGAAGTCCAGCATGCAACAGGCTGGCTATCAGGTGCAGGACTTTGTCGTGCAGGTTCAGGGAGGTCAGTCTGCCCTGGTTGCGTTTGCGCAGCAGGGCTCGCAGTTGGCTGGCGCTTTCGGGCCTGGCGGAGCCATCGTTGGCGCAATCATCGCATTAAGTTCTGCCGTGGCTGGTGTGCTGATCACTTCGCTTAATGGCGGCAAGAATGCCATGGACGCGCTGAAAGATGCCGCTGAAGCGATGGATAAGGTCATTACCATTTCTCAAAATGGCGTGGCCGCTCTGTCTGATAAGTACGCCAATCTTGCACGTGTAAACGCTGAGGCCGCGACGATACTTCGCAATCAGGCAATGATTGAGTACAACGCCGCCATAGCGAAAATACCTAAATCCATTAACGATGCATCAAGCTCGATTGTTGGTTTTACCGACAAGCTGAAAACTTCATTCATCGGCGGTATTGCGTCGATTGATGAGTTCAACAAAAACCTCTCGACTGTGGGCGCAACTGCAAATGGCTACTCCGAAGCCATGGAGCAGGCAAGGAATGCCGGCGCAAGATTCACGGTTAATGCGAATGCTATACAGAACACTGTAACTACACTTGCTGAGAAGTTCGGCATATCTGAACAGAAAGCGTTTGAACTTAGCAGGCAATTATCTGAGGTTGCTAACAATAAGTCCCCTGAAGCATTCCAAAAGTTGGTGCTGGAACTGCAAAATACAACCTCATCTACGGACTCAGGTAGAGAGGCATTACAAAAATTCCTCAAACCACTTACAGATATAGTTGAAAAGGCAGGGCTGGCGCAGATTGCAATTTCTGGCATGAGAAAAGAAGTTGATAATCTCACAGCTGGGCAGAAGAACCTCATCAAGCAGTCTGAGCGTAACCTGGCCCTGTCGAAGCTTCAGGGAGAGGCTCGGGCTAAACTTCAGGCGCAGTATGCCGCCGAAGATGCCGGTTTCTCGAAAGACGACCCGCACGCCAGGCAGATGGAAGACGACGCCGCGGCAACGTACCGAAATACCCAGGCCCAAAAGACGCTTCATTCTGAGCAGAAAAAGGGCGCCTCGCAGTCCGACAACGTTGCTCAGAAACTGGCAAACCTGAAACAGCAATCCGAACTGGCTGCCGACTCGACAAATAATCTCAGCCGGGAACAGGCAATCCTCAACGCACAGCTCTCATTAGGTAAAGGCGCAACGCAAGAGCAGATTGCGCTGGCCGGGAAATATGCTGCTGCAAAATGGGACACCGCCAACGCGCTGAAAGCTCAGGCAGCTGCCGAGAAGTTATTGCCGGAATCCAGAGAGAACGCCTCCTATAAGCAGGATGTTCAGGATCTGAATACGGCGCTGGCCGCGAAGAAAATCAGCCAGGAGCAATACAACGAAACGTCAGAGCGCCTCGAGCAGACTCATGTGGCGGCGCTTGCCAAGATTCGAGCTGATCAGGCAGTTACACCGGTACAGGAGGCGGCGGGTACCGTTGACCCGGTGCAAGCGCTGGCGAATCAGCACGCTAAACAGATTGCTCTGATCCAGCAGTATGAGCAGCAAGGAGTATTAACGCATCAGAACGCGCTGGCGCAACGAAACGCAGCAGACACGCTTTATGAGCAGCAACGAATTAACGCTCAGTGGGAAATCTGGAAAAATCAGGACATCAGCAACCAAATGTTGGCGGCATCGTTTGAGTCTCTTGCTGGCAACGCCTCTAATGCATTCACCGGAATCATCACTGACAGCATGTCTGCGCAGGAGGCCATGCAGTCGCTCGCCAGCAATGCTCTGAACAGCCTGATCAACGGCTTCGTCCAGATGGGTGTCGAGTGGGTCAAATCAGCTATAACAGGCAGCGCCGCGCAAATCAGTGCGACCGCAGCCACGACATCTGCATCAGTGGCGGGCATCGCAACCACCACCGCCGCCAGCACTGCCTCTGCCGCAACAACTACAGCATCCTGGCTTCCAGCCGCCGCAGCTGCATCCATCGGTTCGTTCGGTGGCGCTGCGGTCATCGGTATTGGCGCACTGGTTGCTGGTATGGCGCTGGCAAATGGATTAGCTGGTAAGCGTAAGAATGGCGGTCCGGTATCCGCCGGCAGCATGTACCAGGTAGGTGAGGGCGGCATGCCTGAAATCTACCAGGCATCGAACGGCAGCCAGTACATGATCCCCGGCGATAACGGGTCGGTCATCAGCAACAAGGATATGCAAGGCGGTGGGGGGCAGATGGCGGTGAATATCGTTTTCAACGACTACTCCTCCAATCAGCACAGCTTTGATGCGCAGGCGTCTCAGGACGGCAATACGCTGACGGTTCAGGCCTTCATTCAGGATATGGACCAGGGCGGGCCGATGCGTCAGTCGATCACCCGCAATACCAGCGCCACGCCAAGAGCAACGGAGTAATTATGCCAATCCCTTACCCTGACTGGCTCCCGCTGGCTCAGAAGTCAAAAACACCCAAGCCCGATACCGGGTTCAGGACCGATCAGCCACAGGTCGGTGCGCCAATATTCCAGAAGCTGACCGATGACTTGAAAACCGGATTCTCACTAACGTGGATATTCACTCGCGATCAGCATCGGGCATTTACGCAATGGGAAAGCGACCCTAACTATCTGGATAAATCGAATCAGTGGTTCCTGATGCCGGTTGGCATCGGTTCTGGCGCATATGGTGAGCCTGAAATGCAGGAGCTGCATTTTGTGGCGCGGCCGACATGGTCACAATCCGGTTCAGTGTTCACCTGGTCAGGCGATGTTATCTCCAGAGCGCTGAAAAACTCTGATGATGACTACGCCGACATGATTGTTGAGTTCCCGCCGCCGTGGGCGAGCTGGCTGGATATTATCGTGACCGGGTATCCAGATAACCGCGACCCTGAGTCGCTGCCGAGGGCACCGTAATGCCGAGCTTCCGCGAGTACAAAAGTCAGCGCCCGAACAGGGTGCTTTACGAAACAATCACTTTTCACAACGATGTATTCGGAGAAATCAGGCAGGTAGCTAACCAGATATTTCCGAAGACATTTGCAGGGAAAGAATACCAGCCATGCCGGATGGAAGTGGTCGAAAGCCAGCAAAGTAACACGCCAGTGATCGGCGCCTCGGTTAAGTTCGGGCGCCTGGCGATGGACTTCAAACAGGCGCTCAAGCCATGGAAGGCATTCTCGCGAATTACGCCGATTGCGGTGACTTATCAGCGATTCGATTCCGCTGACATGAACACGCCGCTTAAACCGTGGACGCTGTACGTCAATGATACCTCGATGGATCAGAACGACGTCACCTGTGAGCTTACGCTAAAAAATCCGCTCAACAACAACGTCAGCCCCCTCTACACACCTGAGCTATTCCCGGGCCTCAAAAATGCATAAACAGGAATTCATCGACAGGGTTACTGGCCTGCCGTGGGCTAACCGCGCCTGCACGTTTGATGCGCTGGACTGTTGGGGGCTGGTAGTCCTGTACTACCGGAATGTACTCGGCATCGAACTGCACCAGTCACCGGACTACGAAGCCGGCAGTGAATTTCACACCTGTTTCGCCGGTGAGGTTATTTACTGGCAGCCGGAGAGCATCTTTGTAGAGGATGGGATATTTGTCGCATGGTATGGCGCCCAGCCGGTGCACGTTGGCCTGATAGTAAACGGCATGGCGTTTCACAGTCGCTGCGAGGGCGGTCACGTTAGATCGGATCCGGTCAGAACCATTCAAAGACTTTACACAAAGGTTGAGTTTTATTCCTATGCCGATAATCGAAATACAGCGAGTACCGGGGCTACCGAAGGAGAGGGTGGCAGCACCGGCCGGGGCGGTGTTCTGCGAGTGGCTTGATACCCAAAACCTGCACGCAGATGTGCGCATTAACCTCAATGGACGTGAGTTAACAGATAACGACGATGTCGGGTTTTTACTGAACGAATCAGACCGGATTGTCATCTTCGATCAGCCAAAAGGTGGCGGGTTCATGAAGGGCAGCGCCATCATTCTTGGCATGTTTACCTACAAGCAGGACATCAAGTTTATCGGCAAAATTATGTCGAAACTTGTGGCTCAGCCGAATGCTTCTGGCGCCGGAAACTCGAAAACGTCCCCGAATAACAGCCTCAAAGGGCAGACCAACATTGCCCGGAACGGGGAGGCCAGGCCGGATAACTTTGGGCTTGTTCGCGCATTTCCGGACCTGATTCAGGAGTCGCTTTTCCAGTACACCGACAATTTGAAATACGTCACAGAGTTGATGGACTTTGGCCTCGGGAAATACGACGTATCATCGATCCGTTACTCAGAGTCCAATCTCGGGGCCATGGCGGGCTCTTCATACACAATTTACCAGCCCGGACAGGTTATCCCGCTCATTACTGAGGGATATCAGTTCGATGATGTTGACGGGCAGGAGATTCCCGGCCGCAACGAGTCGGACGATTTCCCGATCGAAACGGCAACTGCAAATACCGTTATCAGCGGACAGTATGCAGGCGGTCAGATTGCAATGAAGATCGTCAAGCAAGACGATTTCGATTATTTCATGGATCTGTCACTTCCGCACCCGGTCACGTTCACAATTAACGTTACCTATCCCGTTCCGGGGAGCACGATAACCGAGGACATTGAGGTATCTGCAGACCTTATCGCTGTGTCAGTGACCAACGACGGTGCAGTAATTAATCCCGTAATTTATTACAACTTCACCTTCAGCGGGTTGATCGGACCTGACGATGTCGATGTGTCTACTGCGACGATAAACACCACAAAATTCATTCTGAACGACAATGGTGCGCTGATTGTTGGGCCTGTATTTTCACCAGTTGAGTCGACTGAGTTGTGGATCCATACGCAGTCAGCTCTGGGTGGAGATAAGCAGACAAACTGGAAAGTTGTGCTGTGGAAAGTCGACATAGACAACGACATGATACCGGGGACCCAGCAGGAATTCGCATACAAACAGACTACGCCTCACGACCATACCAGCGAGACATTTTACCGCACGGACAAGGTTACGCCGACCGCCGGATATGGTCGTTATGCCATCTCATTCCAGCGCACCGATAATAGCTCTGATGTGAGCCGTCTGAAGGTCGAAGCCATCCATGCCGTGAATAAGCGCACTAATGTCACATACCCGGATGACACTATCGTAGAGGTTACGGTCAGGTCGACAAAGGAGGCTACGAGCGGCAGGGAGCGAAAATATAACGCGCTGTTGGGGCGGCATGTAATCAGCTACAACATTGCCACGCAAACGGTCGACTATTCACTGCGATATTCACGAAAGTTCGCTGATATTGCACTGTTTAACTGGATTGTTCGCGGCAAGCAACCAGAAGATACCATCGACATTTACGGCCTGTATCAAATCCAGGCTGAAATCGACGCCATCGACCCGCGCCTGGGATATTTCGATTACACCTTCGATGATGAGGATGTGGCCCTTGGCGCGCGCATGCAGATGATTTGTGATGCGGCCAGTGTGAGTATCTTCTGGGATGCCGGTGTGTTGTCGTTCGCCCGGGATAAGAAGCAGACCACACCGGTTACTGTCTTCAATCGCAGCAACACTGTCGATACCGGTTACTCAATGAGCTACGACATGACGCTGCCGGGCGGTTTTGACGGTGTCGAGCTTCAATATCGCAATCCGACCACGAACAAGCAGGACTTCATTCGTTATCGCATCACCAACGGGGCCATTGTTTCTGGCGCTCCGACGAAGGCGAAGAAGTTCGAGATGATGTACATCCGCGATACATTCCAGGCGGATGAAAGGGCGCTCAGGGAATGCAAGCGGCTCATCTATTCACGAATGACAATGTCCATTACGGCGCTGGCAGACGGGGAATGGGTGAACGTCGGACAAATGGTGCAGGTGCCGGACACATACGACACGAACCAGCAGGCCGGGTACATCACCGCGCGCAACGGCAATAACTTCGATACCAGCGAGCGAATCAGCTTCTCTGGCAGCATGTTTGTGGTGGTGACCGATTCTCTCGGTAATCCAACTGCACGGTATCCTGCAATACAGCGCAGTGACACTGCCTTCGGATTTACTGCGGCCATTCCCAGTATCAACCTGAACATTTACGATGGCTACGACGTTCAATCCCCGTCACGCTATGTCATCGCAACCTCAACGGAACTGGATGCAACGCAGTGGACTATTACCGCTAAGCAGCCGAATGGTGACGGAACCACAGCGCTAACGCTGGAAGAATACAGTGATCTGATTTACCCCTGACAAAAACATTCATATCAACCCAGAATCCGACCGAAGCGCCGGGTTTTTTTATGGAAAAATTATGGCTACCACTCCAAGTCAGACACCTGTCGCATCTGAATTACCTCAGGACCTAAAATTTAACGCCGGAAAAATCGATGAGTTCGTGACTTCTGCTGAGCAATATTATATTGACAGATTTGGCGACAGGCATCGTACAATTACTGGTATTAATCACGATGCAAATCAGGCAATGCTGAATTATGGCTACATCACGACGAAATCTTTTGAAATTGGCGCTACCCTCGACACTCCTAACACTGTTCTTCAGTGGGAGAGCGACGGCGAATACTACCGCTGGGATGGGGATTGGTCACAACCCAAAGTAGTCCCCCCTGGTTCTACGCCAGAAAGTACCGGGGGAATCGGTAGTGGAAAATGGATCGGTGTGGGAGATGCTGCCTTACGGTCTGAATTAATTAATGGGCAGTATCGTAGTGATGCAACTGCCGTGAAATATGTTCCTGGCGTCGTGATTGATGATACAACCGACAATCGTTCAGCTATTTATTCATATTCTGGCCAGGTATATATCCCGAAAGATGTCCAGTTGCGCTGTAATTTATTGCCAACAGATGACTTGCGGAAATTTGTTGGAGAAGGGAAGGTGTTGACTCGCGATCCCTGGGGTAACGAACACGTTTTTGATGTCGCATTATCCAACTCCGGGAGTGTGTTTACAGGTAAGCAAGTCATTGCCCAGGCCCATAGAAAACAGCAGGTCTGTAATGTAGGCGCGATTGGTGACTCCATTACTGACGGGCAGTTTGGGTGGAACTGGACACGCACAGACGGCAGATGGCAGGCTAATCCAAAAGAAAACTCTGGTGAATTTAACCTCACATCAACGAACTACGATCACAACCAAAACGGCGGGAGTGGTAGCTGGTTTCATACATTTATCGACTGGATGAATTCCATGGCTGGAGTTGGATTCACCAGGAGCACTTCGCTTTATTTCGGCAGAAATTGTGGTGCAGCTGGCAGGCAGTTGGCGGATGGGTGGGCATACCGCAATTTTGACTACGGATTTTTCCAGAATGCGGCGTACGGTAACAAAGCCCCGGATGTTTTAGTGCTCAGCATTGGATTCAATGACGATCTAAGCATTGGCGAAATGAGCTTTAATGAGTACCTGGCAAAATATGAGCAGTTTATAGCCAAGGTGTGGGGATACGGATGCGCAGTTATTTTGGTTACAATGACGTCTGTAAATTCCAATAACAGAACGCTGGAAAGCGCTGTTAAGCGTCATCTCCTACATAAATATCCAATTCTGGATTTTATCGATTTAGGGGAATCCCATGATCGTTTCTCTGACATGAGTATAGACAACACGTTGTCAGAGAAATACGTCGACCCAGATAGTTCTTCATCATTTAGCATGATTCACCCACGCCAGAAGGTTCATGAATTCTGGGGTGCGTTTGCAGCTAAGGAATGTAAACCTGAAAGTGTAGTGATCGCTAAAGAAATGACAACCTTACAAAACCCAATGTTTAAAGGTGGGTTTTGCGTTGACTCTACACTGAATGTTTACACCCCATCCCTATCAAGATTCTCTGCAGCAAAGCTTGGTGTATTTGGTGAAGACGTTCTTCCATCCGTCTTCTTGCCGACGGCAGATAAAGTTAATGTTTTCTATCATATTTGGGTAGATGAGCAGGTAGTTGAGTTATTCCAGCGCGGATGGTTGGAATCAGGCCCGACAAAAACAGCCTTTAATGATTCTGTTTATGTCACATATCAGGACTTGAGGCGTGATAGAGTTCGCTATAATGGAGTGTTCTTCGGACGCACGGGGTTCTCTGGTGCTGTTGAAGTAAACTATGTCGGTGGGCTAAAGGCAGGAATGAACCTTGTTAATATGGTTATTGACGGACCGGTTACCACTGGTGTAATTCCTGAGATCACCTTCGGAAAGTCCAATAGCCAACTTGCGATTAGCGGCATTTCAACCGTTACTAAGCGGATTTCAAAACAAATATCTTCATCAACATCGTCCTTCACTGTCAGGGATACTGGTTTCGGTAAAATTGAGAATCCACGCCGCTGCCTTCCATCTGGAGATCTGGCTGGAAATTACTTGCCAACATTTAGCAATTCTGGCGTTCCATTTGATTTAAGTCTTAGGGTACTTCGCGCTAATTTAAATGCTGGATTCCTATTCTGCTTTAATCATAATTCTGGAATATTATTACACTGCACCACTTCTGGTGGGGTTCCTGCTATACGCGTAGTTATCCTGAACTATAATGTTAGCACTGCTGTGTTTACTGAAGGCGCTCAAATCGCGTTGGTTGTAACTGATAAATACGATGGGTGGGTTATTAATTTTGAACGCGCATTCCCTGAAAGTTCCAGCACTATCACGCTTATATCGCCAGATGGTAGCAGCATTACAAATTATAACATTAATGCAAATACATCCTTCATGCGAGGTGGTTTCCCATGCCTCGCCGCAACTCTTGGCACAGGAACTATATTAATGGAGGCAGAACTATCCGTGACGCTTAAGTCATGATGTACTGGCAACGGGAGGCGAAACCCTTACTCGTTGCCAGATAAAACAACAGCATGGACATGGATTGTTGGCATTGTTAGACTTAACGACATCATTGATAAACACTATAGATCACAATGACTAATCACATTAGATTCAATCATTTAGACGGCCTTAGGGGGATTGCTGCCCTCTTCGTTGTATTTTCACACATGCAGCAGTTTTTTGGTGTTGCGGTTGGAAACAATGGAAAATTTAGCAATGAAGGAGTCCTTTACGCATTCTATCGTATGATCTTTAACGGAAATTTCTCCGTATGCGTTTTCTTCGCCTTAAGTGGTCTTGCCTTGCTTGTGGCATTTGACAGAAAAAATGATTTATCTTTAATAAGAATGGGCATTATTAAGAGATATATCAGGTTAACACCATTAGTATTAGTTTCAGTATTAATTTGCACTTTTTTATTTAGTGTTGGTGCATATAAGTTCGTGCAGTTGAATGGAATCATAAACTCAGGCAAGTGGCTTAGCGCTGTTTTTCCTCCAGAAATGAACTATAAAGAGGCTCTTTATCAGGGAGTTATCGGAGCATACGCCGGAGATTTTTCATATAACGGGGTGCTGTGGACAATATCTAAAGAATTGATAGGTTCAATATTCTTGCTTGGGCTCGCTGGTGTTTTCTATAAAGAGGCGTATTACTGGGTTGTAGTCGCAATAATATCTGTATATTTGTGGGTTTTTCAAGGAAATGATGGCGCATATTACTCATTGTTCTTTCTCGGAAGTCTTGTTCTAAAGCATAAGAGTGTAAAGTTCATGCCATCTTTATTCATAGTGGTTGGCTTGTTTCTTGGTTGCCAGAATGAATACTCATCGTTCTTTTTATGGGTCTATCATTTATTGAAGAATAATGGAGTTGGTACCTATGTGGAGTTGGGTCTAAGCATGCGCTGCATTGGTGCGTTAATGCTTGTTTATGGTGTTTTTCACTCGAATATAGCTAGCAGAGTGCTATCTATTCCGCTATTTAAATGGCTTGGCGACATATCATTTTCTTTATATGTCATTCACCTTTCTTTGGTCGGCAGTTTTGCATGTTGGTTCTTTCTTGAGACAGAGGGCGCATTAGGACATAGGGTGGCAGGAATTTCAGCAATTGTATTAACTACTGCGCTCTCTATCCTATGCGCTCAGATACTATGGAGGTTTGTTGATATTCCATCACAAAAGATTGCATCTCGCGTGGCGAAATCGATTGAAAGCAGATTTGAGGGGAAACAGATTATTCCTACCACAACCAACTGATTGATACCATGGCAATCTTATTGAACAACATCAATATAGATAGAAAAACTAAATTCATTTATTCATCAAAGATATAGCCCACTTGTGTGGGCTTTTCTTTTTCTTATGCTTGATCGCCTCCATCGTTCAATAATACTGTATATACATACAGTTTATCTATGAGGTGCATCATGGGGTTCCCGTCGCCAGCCACAGACTACATTGAACCACGCATATCACTGGACGAGTTGTGCTGCACGCACAAAGCGTCCACCTACCTGTTCCGGGCAGACTTCACGTCATGGCGTGAAGGCATCAAGAAAGAGGCTCTGATCGTCGTCGACTTCTCTCTTAAACCGGTTGATGGGTCAATCGTTGTTTGCGTGATAGAAAGTGAGTTCAGGACGAAGCGGTTCCGCACTTACCCACGGACGCATCTCGAAGACCTCGACAATCCGGACCGGAAGTTGCAGCTGCCAGGACCAGATGATACCGGGCTGGAGATTTGCATTCGCGGGGTAGTGACGTACGTACTGAACGATGCGAGGACGGGTGAGTTCGACGACCGCCCGGTGATGTGA